CCAGGACCTCGGCGTGGGTGCGGCCCTGGACGTCCTCCCAATCGATGACGTTCACCTCTTCTGGCAGCCCGAAGAGCTCCGATAGCTCCTCATCTTCCAGAGACCGGTCGGGGTCAACCAGCTCGATCGCGCCGTTGATGCTGACGCGCGCCACGTCCGCGCGCCGCTCACCGATCTCGTCGATGTCGATGACGAAGCCGTTCTTGTCTCGGGCCGCGGCGCCCTGCGTCCACTTCGCCGGGTCGCTCAGCAGCTCGCGCGCGCCCTTGAGGATTTCGAGCGTCGTCATGATTGCACCTCACGCTCCCAGGTCCAGACCACGAAGTCGCGCACGGTCGACTGACTTACGAGTCGCCAGCCTTCTCCATTGGGGACTTCTACCTTCTGAAGGACCACGTCCGGCTCGGCACTCTCCCGTCCAAGCGTGTCGTAGTAGTGCGCGACAAAGCTCGACATCGTGCAGCGATACTCCCGAGTCGTCACGAGCACACCGCCGCGTGCTCGGTCAGGTCGGGAAGCTCGAAGTCCACGTGCTCGCCGTTCATGCAGGCGTCCCGCGTGATCTGGTAGGCGCGGTGGGCAAGCCAGATCTGAATGTCGCCGACGTACCCGAGCGCGGTCTGGTCTAGCACCGCCCAGATGTCGGCCAGCTCGTCCGCTGCGCAGTCAGCGCGCCCGCAGCTGCACTCCGCGTACTTGATCGCGCCGGGCCGGCGCTTGTACACGCCACCTTCCAGCTGCAGCAGCGTGACCGGCCGCTTACCTACAACCGGGTAGACCGGCGCCCGCCGAAACGACGCAAGCACATCCAGTGCCTGCTGCGCTCCGTGCGTCGTCTCCCGATCCGCAACGAGAACCAAAGTGCCCATGTGGCCTCCAGTGATTGGAGAAATGACATGGGCAGGGGCGGGGTGTCAACTACGAAAAGTGGTGCCGGGTGCGATTATTCGTGTTTCCCGTCGCCATTGATGCGCTTTAAAAGTTTGCGAACATACTCGGCAGAGATCCCGAGCTTGCTCGCGGTTACCCGGTAACTCTTGGTCACGGCGTAGCTGGCCTTGGCGCGGGCGGCAAGGTCATCGACGGTACCGGGCTGATTCCGTGTGAGACCGCGGTTTTTTGGTGGCCGACGCTTTTTCTTGTCCAGCGCCCCTGGCGGCCTACCGATCCCTGGCGTGCCAGCAACCGGGCCAGTCTCCAATGTGACGTCGAGCTTATATGCTTCCCTCTGGATCACATCATCAGAGGGCGTCCCGAGGCCCATGGCGGCGACCTCCTGAATGATCGCCTTTGTCCGACGCATGCCCTGCGATCCATCGGACGGCTTTAGCAGCTCCTTGATCGCCTCGATTACCCGGGCGTCAGTCCTAGGTGCCATGCTTGCACCGCTGCAATGATTGCGAAGCTGAGCGCTCTTCTTGGTGACCCATCGCCGCGTTCGTACCGCCGTCGCAGAAAGCTTGCTAGCTCGTCCTGTTGACGTGGTAGTAGTCGACTGGCGGCGGTTTCGTCCCAGCGGTCGCGATGATTTAGGGCCCCGTGCCGCGGTCCTTTTTATAGAGCGCATTGCGGCTCTCCATACCGCGGACGCGCGAGCGTGTAAAGTGCGCGTCAACCTATCGTCGGGCGTCATACTCGCGTCCGGTGGTAAAAAGCCGCAGGACGTACACCCTTAGCCTGACTGCGATGCGCCAGCGCCCATCGTGCGGTTGAAGGTGCATCGCCAGAAACGCCGTTGCGGCGCCGCTCATGTGCAGGTCCTTGGCCACATTGTGATAGCCCAGACCCATCGCGCACCACGACAGGGCGATGTGCGCTCGGATTTGGGACGAGAATCGACAGTTCGCCGAGCGCACGCCACGGAGCATGAACTCCTCATCAGCCCGGCGCATAACCAAAGCCTCGGCCACAGGCTCAGGGTCCATTCCTGCCTCTACCAGGATGAGGGCGTGCTCCACCGGGTCAGGGTGAAAGAGGGGTAATTTGGCCGGGCGCGCCATTGGTTACCTTTTGGGAACCTAATGTAACAATTTCGCCACGATCAACAGGTTTGTAGTTTCGTCGACGCTGATTTAGGCGCCAGCGCAAACCGACTTTACCCATACAGGATTTCACGGCTCGTCGGTGCTTGACGCAATGTCTGCCAGAACGCCCTCTGCGGCGATGGTCAAGCGCATCTATGGACTGGCGGAAGAGATCGGCGAGCGGCTGAGGTCGGCTCGCGTTGCCGCCGGCATGACGATTCGCGACCTCGCCCGCGCGTCGCACATGGACAAAAATTCCGTGAGCGATCTGGAACTTGGGAGGGTTCGTAACCCAGGCGTGGGAACGATCGCCGACCTTGCCAAGGCACTCGGGCTTGATCCGCGCTGGCTTGCCTACGGGGCGCCACCGCTTCATTCCTCCGTCGAGGATCACGAAAAGTAGAAACTGTTTTTACTTTTCGTAGTTGACACCCATGGGTAACCGCTGGTAGTTACCTCGCATGCCCTCTGGCGTGCCCAACAACGCGGCCCAGCGGCCGCGCTTCTCCCCCTTCTGGCTCCTCCTCTGGCTGCTTCTCATGCTGGTCGCGGCTCGTTACCGCGCTCACCTGCCGCAGCATCCGCAGCCGCTGACACCGGTGGTGCGGGTCGGAGGGGTGGCGTGAAGCCCTATTACGACCACGCGGGCATCACGATTTACCACGGGGATTGCCGCGAGATATTGCCATCTCTGGGCCTGCGGGCTGATGCGGCCATCGCAGACCCGCCATATGGCGATACGGCGTTAGACTGGGATGTCGCGCTGACCGACTGGTTGCCTGTTCTTTCTGACTGTCTGAAGTCCACAGGCAGCCTCTGGTGTTTTGGTTCATTGCGGATGTTTATGGCGCAGGGGCCTTCCTTTTTCGATTCCGGCTGGCGCATGGCTCAGGATCTTGTCTGGGAGAAGCACAACGGGTCTGGATTCGCGGCAGATCGATTTAAGCGTGTCCATGAGCATGTGGCCCAGTTCTATCGGAAAGCTGCCCGCTGGGCCGATATCTACAAGGCGCCGGTGAAGGTTTCCGACCCCAGGCTGCCCCGCAAGGTCAGCACGCGCATAGCCCAGCCGACTCATACTGGCAAGATCGGCGGCGGTCATCGCTATGTGTCAGATCCGGCTGGCGTTCGCTTTGAGCGATCGGTTCTGCGAGTGCGTTCGTGCAATGGCCATGCGGAGCACCCGACACAGAAACCAATCGGCATCCTCAACCCATTGATCACCTACTCGACGCCGCCCGGTGGCCTGCTCGTGATCCCGTTCATGGGGGCTGGCTCCGATTGTGTAGCCGCCAAATCCCTGGGCCGACGGGCGGTGGCGTGCGAGATCAAAGAGGAGTACTGCGAGATCGCGGCACGCCGGCTCTCGCAGGAAGTCCTGCCACTCGACCTCTCTTCGGATCGGGATCTGCCATGACGCAGCTCGCTCTGACGATCTGGGGCGTTCCCAGAACAAAAAAGAACAGCGGCCGCATCGTGCCGCGCGGTCGCCGACACATCATCCTGCCGTCCGAGGCGTGGGAGACCTGGTGCAAGCAGGTCGTGCCTCAGATACGCCAGGCGCTCGCCGGCGCAGGCATGCAGCCGATCGCCCACCCCGTGAACTGCCGCGCGCTCTTCTATCGCGACGCGCTACGGGGAGATCCTGTCGGTTTTTACCAAGGGCTCGCCGACCTACTGGAGCACGGCGGCGTGGTCGCCAACGATAAGTGGATCGTTTCCTGGGATGGCTCGCGCCTACTGAAGGATGCCGAGCGCCCCCGGGTAGAACTCGTGCTGGAACCCACAGGAGAGTGAACGTGAGCAAGGACAAGAAAGACCCGATCATCGTAGAAACCGGAACCGATCCCCTGATGGTCAAGCTGACCCGTGAGGAAAAGGAGGACCGCTCCAAGGCGGCCGCCGAGCGCGCGAAGGACGCGGCCGAGTGGCGCAGCAAGGAGGCGGGGTTCAAGCAGAACGCGAAGGACGCCAAGGAGACCGCAGACAGTTGCACCAAGGAGTGCGAGCGCCTGCTCGCACAGGTCCGCAGCGGTGAGGAGTGCCGCCAAGTTGATGTGCATGTCGAGTACGACGAAGTGCGCGACATGCTGGTGCGCGTCCGCATCGACACGGGCGAGGTGGTCAGCGAGCGCAAGGCGACCGAGGCCGACCGCGACCGCATCAACCTGAAGAGGCAGCGAACCCTGGACCTGGATGGCGCGCGCAAGGCCAAGATCGACAAGGCGGCGCAGGACAAGAAGGCCGGCGTGACGCTGCACACCGTTCCCGAACAGTTGGCGCAGCAGTAGCCACCCGCCGCAGCGGATGCCCGCCGGGTCGCTCCCGGCGGCGGGACAAGGAGAGAGATCATGGTGACCGACGTTCACAATGTGCACGCGCCGCGCATCGTCCGCTACCGCATGTGGAGCGGTCGCAAGGGTCCGTGGGCCGAGCTGCCTACCGTTCCGCCCGATCAGCAGGGGAAGCTGCGCCCGGTCTGCATCTGCGGCGTCATCGATGGCCACCTGCCCGGCTGCGGCCTGGACATGAGCGTGGACGCGATGCTCCCGGCGCCGGCCGCTGAGGCGCCGGTGGATATCTCGTCTGATCGTGACCTGCCATGATCGACGGCCTATTCCTCCCGCCCACGCGCTCTGTGCTCGCGGCCAAGCTCGCCCGCGCATCCGGCGCCACGGTCGCCGAAGCGGAGGCCCATCTTGCCGCGGGCGAGTCCTGGTGCGCGATCCACGGCTGGACGCGGCACCTCAAGCTCAAGCCGCACGTGTGCAACCGGTGCAGGTACCAGCACGCAAAGCGCGCTCGCCGCCCCGACCGCCTGGCCATGATCAAGCGGGTGGCTGAGGCGAGGCAATGAGGGGGGGGCTTTTCGTTGCCACCGTCCTGCCCGTGCTCATCGTCGAAGCCGGCAAGGCATACCGCCGGCACCTCAAGGAAAAGCGCAAGGCGGCCGAGCGGCAGCAGCAAGCCGACCTTCAGGAGCTGCGCCGGCGCATCGAAGCGCTCGAGCTGCGGCAGCGGTGGACGTCATGATGCCGCGGCTGGACATCGGAATGCCGGCCATGCCAGCCTCTGGCCGTGCCAACCATCACAATCCCCGACGACGTGTACAGGCAGGCCCAGGCGCTAGGCCTCGACGTGCAGACGTTCGTCGTTCAGTCGCTGCGGGCTACGATCGCGGCGATGGAGAGGAGAGAGCAAGTGCAGACCCAAATCAAGGCGCCAGAATCGCGCGGCCCTGGCCGGCCGGCGCCAGCTGTCCCCAAATCGAAGAAGTCGCTGTACCTCGACGAGCAGGTCTGGGCGGCGCTGGAGGATTACGGGCGCCAGAATGGCGACATCGGCGTGTCAGCTGCCGCCAATCAGCTGCTGCGCGGTGCGCTCGGTCTCGACGGCAAGCGGTAATTTTAGGTTCCAGGCGCCAAAATAGCCTTGCTATTTTAGGCGACACAATTAGACTGGGCTCATCCCTCAAGGAGAGCCCGCCATGTCCCTCAACCTCGACCAAGTTCGCAAGCCCGAGCCCGACGGCCTCAGCGATGCCCAGCTGGCCGAGTTCGATCGCCAGATGGCCGAGGCGATCTACGGCGACAGCGATCGGCAGCGCCGCCTGGACGCCGCAGACCGGGCGCGCGAGTTCTCGAGGGAGTCGTAGCCGTGCGGCCGGCCGTGTTCGAGCGCCGGCGCCCGCGCGCCCGCTCTTTCGTGCGCGCCGCGCTCAACCTGGACGCGGTGACCGCCGTCCACTGTTGCCGCTCGCGCGACGATGGCCAGGCGCCCGGCTTCTGCCTGCGCAAGGTGCGGCGGCGGGCGCCGCGCCTTTAGTCTGCTTTCCACGCAATGGAGGGGATCATGTCGGTCGGTAAACGGCTGCGCTTCGAGATCTTCAAGCGCGATGGGTTTACGTGCCGGTACTGCGGGGCTACGCCGATGGCCACCGTGCTGCAGATCGAGCACGTCATCCCGAAATCAAAGGGCGGCACTGACGACCCGGTGAACCTGGTGACGTCCTGCCAGCCGTGCAACGCGGGCAAGTCAAATATCGAACTTGGGGAATGCAAGCTACCGCCGACGTTCAGCGCGGAGGCGATTAAAGAGCACGCGGAGCAGACCCGCGAGTATCTGACGGCGCAGAAGGCGATGATCGCAGCGCGGGCGAGCGTCGCGCAGGAAGCCAAGGAATACTGGGAGAACACGACGGGCTATGCGATGATCGCGTCTGACGAGGCGACAATGAGGCGCTTCTGTCAATCGTTGCCGTTTACGTTCATCGTCGACGCAATCGATATCACCGTCGGAAAGATTCGCCTTGTCAATCCAAAGGACGGATGGCACGCCTGGCGCTACTTTTGCGGCATCTGCTGGCGGAAGATCAAGGGGAAGGCGGAGACGGAATAATGTCCTGGGTGCGCCTCGACGACCGGTTCTTTTGCCATCGCAAGATTTTGTCGGTGGGCCTGGCCGCACGCTGGCTTTTTGTCTCTGGCCTTTGCGTGGCAGCTCAGCACAACACGGATGGCATCCTGGACTCGGCTGCGCAGCAGCTGCTGCAGGTGGCGGCGGCGGGTCACGATTTTGCTGCCTTGGCGCGCGAATTGGTGTCCGTGGGTCTTTGGGAGGTCCGGCCAAATTCGGGCTTTGCAATCCATGACTACCTGGAATACCAGCTCAGCGCGGACGAACAGCGCAAAGAGCGTGCAGCGACGGCAAAGCGGCAAGCAGACTACCGCGAGAGAAGGCGTAACGCGTTACGTAACGCAGCTAGTAACGGCGTTAGTAACGGCGTTGAAAACGCTACCCCGTCCCGTCCCGTCCCGTCCCGTCCCGATTTCTCTGAAGAGAACGATCGTGGACGTATTCCACCGCATGTGCAGAAACAAGCGCATGTGGATCTTGCAGGGGACGCTTCGCATCCCCCGCCCAGTCCGCGGGTCGTAGCACCTGACCTGCGGCACGAAGCCGGCGAGCGCATGACGCCGCCCGCCCGCATCCAAGAAGCACCGACTGCGGCCCAAGGGTCGCTCTTGCCCGCGGAGGACGCTCCAACGGCAAAGCCAGCCCGGCGGCCCAAGTCGCCCAAAGCGCTATCGACAACGGCCATCGCCTGGCAGGCCTATGCCGAAGCCTACGAAGCCAAATACAAGACCGCGCCGGAAAAAAACGGCCAGGTCTTGGGCCAGCTTGCCAGGCTGGTTGCGTACGTGGGGGGCAAGGCGCCCGACCTCTGCCGGTACTACCTGACGCGCACCGATGCCCGCTACAGGTACCACCCGGTGGGGATGATGCTCAGCGACTATCAGGGTCTGCTTACGGCCATGACCACCGGCCGCGTGATCACTGAGACGACAGCGCGCGAACGGGAGCGGGTAGCGTCGAGCCCCATGTGGCAGTACGTGGCGGATCAGATGGACAAAGACCGAGGGGACGTCGTCGATGTTGAATCCAAACCAGAATAGGCGGGGCCGGCTGAGCGCTGCCGTTGCGGCGACCGCCGAGCTGACGGGAACGCAGTTTTCCGCGGCGGCCATGGATATGATTTGCGAGGAGCTGTCCGGGTATACCGAGGATGAGGCGCTTGTGGCCCTTGCTCGGTGCCGACGGGAGGTTACGGGCCGGCTGACTCTCGCGGCTATCCTCGAGCGCCTTCCCGCGGACCCCCGCACCACTTGGCCGACGCCGAACCAGGCCTGGGCGATGGTGGGCACGGCAGACGAAGCGCGCACGCTGGTGGCGCCGCAGGAGGCGATGCAGGCCTGGGGCGAGGTGCGCGAGCTCCTGCAGAGCGATGACGTCGCGGCCCGGATGGCATTTCTCGACGCCTATCGCCGAAAGGTCGAGCTGGCGAAGGCGGAAAACCGCGCGCCGCAGTGGACTGTGTCGCTTGGGCAGGACCCGGGCGAGCGATACGCTACCCTGACGCGCGCCGTTGAGCAGGGGCTGCTGGACCGGTCGCATGCCGAGTCGATGCTGGATCGGCCGATCGAAAGCAAGGCGCTGCCGCCGGCCAGGCCGAACGGAGCGGGCGAGCTGCGCTTGCTGGAGTGCGGCCGTGGTCAGGGTGCCAAGACGAAGCCGAGCGCCACGGGGCCGCGAGACATCGAGCGCGCGGAGTCGCTGCGGGATCTGGCATCCCAGCTGGCCAAGGCGAAGAGCCTGGACGCGCCCGCTGACCCGGCCGAGATGTCGCGGCTGCTGCGCCAGGCGTTCGAAAGCGAGAACAAGCCTGCGCCGGTGGTTGTCGCTGCGAAGGGCGCGGCCGAGGCGCAAGAAGAGGCGATGGCGGCGTTTCGGCAGCGCGAGGAGGGGCGACGCGCATGACCTGCGGTGAATGCAAGCACTACGGCAACAACAGCTGCTACTGCCCGAGCGCGGCGCTGTCGCTGCTCGATGACGTGTACACGACCACGCTGGCCTGCGAGCACTTCGAGCGGGCCACCGCGACACCAAGCCCGGCAACGTTGCCGATTTTTACGCCTCAAACGAGGTCGCAAAATCAGCAACCTTCCGACCCTAGCGACTGGCTCAGCCCCGAGACCCGCGCCAAGCTGCGGCCGCTCGGGCAGGCCACGTTTCTGGAGAGGAGCGCGGAAAAGTGAGCCGCCGCCGAGACCGCGACAAGCGCATGCGCCGCCTGGAGTGGCTGGGCGACCACAATCCCACCGCGCCGGGGTTCCCGAAGACGCCGTGGGGCAGCTTGTCACGGTGCTTCCACGACACGACCACGTACATAGAGGCCGGCTGGCGATGCCCAGACGGAGAGGAGTGCTGCTGTGCAATACCGTTCTGACATGACCGCTAACATCCGAAAGATCGCGCTGCTCTTCGTTCAGGCGCAGCAGGCCATGCGCGACTGGCGGGAGGTGATGGCGCTGTATTCCATGCCGAGCAGTGAGCCAGCCAAGCATAAGCGGCCGAAGTGGGGCCAGCCTGGGCGCCACCGCGTACGGAAGGCGCGTCGCGCCGCCCGCGCAAAGCAGGCCGCTATTCAGAAACTGCGGCACGAGATCGCACGAGGAGGCTGACATGCCCTGCACAGCGAAGCGATTCACCCACCGCGGCGCCGACTACGAGGCGGTGTTCGAGCCATTCACCATCAAGGGGCGCTGCCGGCTCGTGTGGGCGCTCTACTGGGTCACGCACGAGGGCCGCGAAACCCTCGCCACCGGCAGCCACACCGACGAACGCGGGTGCTACAGCATCGACCGCCAGACCCCGGGCGTGCCAGACGACGCGCTCCTGCAGGCGATGATGGACCAGTTTTACGAGGCCGAGCGGGTGCCCACGATCAAAGACACATGCGACTGCAAGATGGCGGACAGCCACCGGGTCATCGAGAAGTGCGGCGTGTGCGCCGAGGTCGAGCGCAACAACGCCGCGGTCGCTGAGGGGGTGCGGAGACGGGAGAGGCTGAGGGAGCAGCCAGAGGATGAGGCGCTGGTCGCGTCGTGATATCGTCCACGCGACGAAAGGGCCACCTAATGGACACGCCGAAACTGACCTTCGTAACGATGTCACCGGGAGACAAGGCGCGCCGGTCTGAGGTTGACCGACTGCGCGAGGCTATCACTCTACTTGGCCCGTATCGGGATGAGGTCGGCAAAATGGCCCGTGCTCAGCTCGTGTTGGAGCTGGTCAAACTCTCGGGCATCATCCCGGATCAGGTCGACGTTGACCCTCGATCGGACGAAGGGTCGACCGTAATACACCCGGATTGGCGCAGACGAGTGGAATCCGCTGCTGCTGAGCTTCTCGGACCTGAATCGCCGCTGAGGGTCAAGGTGTTGCCATGGACCTTTGGTGGACGCGTTGACCTGGACATCGAGAACGTCGAGCAGCCAGCATAGGTCGATGGCGTAGCTGCGGCCCCGCCGCCATGGTGATCAGCAGCGGGCCTGGACAGCGCAGCCGGTCCAGAAAGCGGCCCCGGTGCCAGCCCGACTGCCCTTTGGGCTAGCAGCGATCTGAATAATGCGCAAGCGGGCCCGACGCTCATCGTGATCTGACCGCGCCAAGGGTCACTCCAGACCCGTCATAACCAGCAGCACGCGACAACAACCGTATGGTGCGCCGCCGCGACCCTGGGCAGGCTCGCACTTGCGTAGTCGTTGCGATGCCACCCATTATCCGCAAGATACCCCCAGAGCTGGCGCCAGATATCGGCCGCCTCGTCGAGGTTGAGCTTTACACCTATGCCGCGGTCGCGCAGCACCTGGAGGACGAGCATGCGCTCAAGGTGACAGCGGAGGCGGTGCGGCAGTTCTACTGGCGATGGAAGGCGCAGGACGAGCTATCGGCGCCCGAGGGGCAGATCCCGCCAGCGGATGAGGCCGTTGACCCGGCCGACGCGCTGCAGGCGATGCGCTACACATTAGCCAAGGACGCGGCAACGGCGCGGCGCCGGCTGGCGCTCGACCCGCAATGCAAGGTGACCGCGTCGCTGTACCTGGGCCTGCAATCGCTGCGGGTGCGGCTGCTGATCGCGCTGGGGGCCAAGGGGGCGGCGCGGAAGGTGGAGAACGAGACGAAGCCCGCGGACGAGAAGCCGCGGCAGCCCGTGGCGCGCTTCGTGGTCGGCGGCAAGCCGGTGGTGATGCCTTCATGACGATCCGGCTCACGGCACCGACGGCGCGGCACGCCGACGACTTCGCGCACCGAGTGGTGAGGCCGCAGCTGCAGGCCGACCAGCGCCTGCACATGTCGGTGCTCGGGAACGTCATCACGATCGCGGGCCCGGACGAGGCGCTGGACGCGCTGCCGAGCTTCGTGGGGATGGAGGCTCAATGTTCGGGCTGCTGAAAGAGATCGTCGGCGACGTAGCGGCGGCCGCGGGGACCGTGCTCGGCGTTGCCGTGGCGCCCATCGCCGCCGCGCTTGATGTGTCCGAGTCGGCGGTGCGCCGCGCGATTGAGGCCGGGTGCCGCACCGAGCGCGATGTGCGCGAGTGGCTTCTGATACAGGGGCGGCGGACGTGACGCACGAGCTGCAGATGGTGGGTGCCGGCGCGTGCTGGTTCTTTGCCGGATGGCAAGTGGGCGAGATGCTAAAGCCGGTGCTGCGTCGGCTCGGCCTGTATCGCGCTCGAGTGCCGGTTGAGCAGCGCATCCTTGAGTCGGCGGCTCGGTGCCAGATCGACAGCGCCCTGGCATTGCAGACAGCGCTGCGCGGCGGCGATGTTTTGATGCAGCCATCCGCGGAGTGTCAGCGCTGCGGAGCGGCGGCGGAAACAGAGGCATGCAAGGCGGATCACTGTCGCCCCCGACGCTTGCCCGCTCCGCCCATCCTTTTGCTCGACCAGAGCGACCTGCGAAAGATTTGGTTGTGAGCGACCCCAGCATCACCATCGAGTTCACCGAGCGCCAGGCCATCGCCTTCGGCTCGTCGGCTGACATCACCCTGGTGGGTGGCGGCAACGGCGGCGGCAAGACGGGCTTTGGTGTGCGCGTGCCGCTGGCGGACGTGCACGATCCGCTCTACCGCGGCTTCCTGGCCATGGAGAGCCTGGAGAAGTGCAAGCTGCCCGGCGGCATGCTCGACGAGGTGACGGCGCTCTACCAGAGCTTCGGCGCGCAGCTCAACAAGACTGAGATGCGCTTTGACTTCGAGTCGGGCGCAGAAATTAAGCTGTCCTTCGTCGGAGAGCCGAGCCGCGTAGACGGCGCGCAGATCACCTATGGGTTCTTCGACCAGGTCGAGCAGGCCACCCAGGCGCAGGCCTTCGCGCTGGTCTCGCGCCTGCGCACCAAGGCCTCGGTGCGGCCGCGGATCATCTGGTCGGCCAACCCGCCGCCCGAGGGCGAAGATCACTGGCTGACGCAACTAGTGGACGCCGGCGGCTACCTGGACCCCGATGGCTACCCGATCACCGAGATGGTCGGGATCATCCGCTACTTCGTGCGCAGCCCCGAAAATGATTCGTTCATCTTCGGCGCGACGGCCGAGGAGCTTGAGCCCTACTGCCAGCGCAAGCGCAGCGGCGAAATCATCCGGCCGTACAGCTTCACCTTCGTCCCGATGCTCGTCGAGGACAACAAGTTCCAGTCCGACGAGTACATGCGATCGCTCGCTGCGCTCGACGAGCAGAGCCGCCTGCGCAGGCTCAAGGGGAAGTGGAAGGGCCTCAACATGGAGGGAAGCCACTTCAAGGCCGAGTACTTCCCGACGGTCTTCGTCAAGCCCCACCGGCTGGCGCGCGGCGTCCGCAGCTGGGACAACGCCTGGGCCAGCAGCAAGACGCAGGACGAGAGCAAGGACGGTCGCGCCACGGACCCCGACTGGACAAACGGCGTCAGAGAGTGGGCCGAGCCGGATTCCACGTTCCTCGTCGATGACGTCATCCGCTTCCGCGGCAGCCCGGCGCACATCGAGCGTGCGATCTTCCTGACGGCCGAGGTGGACGGGCCCGATGTCGCGATCCGCCTCCCGCGCGACCCCGGCGCCGCGCAGGCCATCCAGGCCGGCTGGGCGAACAAGCTCGGCGCCCGCGGCTACACCGTCTACTTGACGCCCGACGTCGGCGACAAGCTGACCCGCGCACAGCCCTACATCGCGTGCGCGCAGCGCCGGCAGATCCGCCTGTGCGCCAGCCACCCGAGCCAGGACGTGGCACTTGAACTGCTGCAGCCGTTCGAGTTCATCGAAGGGTGCGGCGGCTGCCAGGCCTGCGGCAAGTCGGCGGCGCCGGCGCGCTGCGGTGGCGATGGCGTGGTGCGCATCACGATCCCCGGCTTGAAAGAGGCCGACGTGTCGACCACAAAGGAGTGGCAAAAGGGCTTTGTCGTCGAGCACGTGCGCTTCGGGCGCAAGGCCAAGGGTGCAACGCTCAAGCTCAAGGGCAAGAAAGACCAGGTGGACGCCGCGGTGGGCGGCTATCTCTACCTCACCGACCCCGAGATGGTGCCGGTCGAGCACGTAGACCCCGACATGCCCGGGCTGCGCGAGCTCGCAGCAGCCGCGCAGGGCCTCGGCAAAACCAACCAGCGCCGCGTGACCGGCTTCGGCGGCGGCGCGGCAAAGACGTTTCGATAGGGGCCAACCATGCAGACCGAGTACATCGAGGTTACCGCTGAATGCGACGACTACGACACGGGGTTCGGCTCGCGGATCTACACCGCCGCTGCCTTCGAGGCGTTCCTGGCGGACCTCAAGAAGCAGATCGCAGCCGGCGCGGCAGAGCGGGGAACGGACTCGCGCGGGGCGCCGACCGTCCGCGTTGATGAGGCTCGGCGGCGAATCGAATTTGACGATGGCGGCGAAGTGATCGCCCTGACGTGGGCGCCGCTCGAGGTCATCGACAAGCACGAGCCGGTCACAAAAATCAGCTACTCGGCCAGGGGGTTCGATTCCACCTGGCTGCACATCGAATAGGAGCGACCATGGCTAAGGACGAGAAGCAGGGCGAGAAGAAGAGCGAGCAGAGCGAGCAGGTGCAGGACCTCGGCAAGCAGGAAGCGACGCCTACCGCCGCGCCAGCGGTGCCGCCCAAGGTGGACCAGGCCGCGCTGGAGCGCGATCAGGCTGAGGCGGCAATGATCAGCGTGGGCAAGGCGCTCGCGCACCTGCAGCGTATCGGCGACCCGGGCCCGGTTCTGGGGCACCTCGTGCGCGAGGCCGCCGCGGCGATCGTGGCGCGTCTGAACCCGGGATCGGACCCGCTTCTGGGCGCGCGCGAGCTGGGCGCTCTGGCCATTGCCCTGGATGAGCTGGACCTCTACGGCGTGCCCCACGTGAAGGACGCGGCTGAGGCGCTGAAGTAGCCATGCCCCGCCAGCAGGCCAAGACCCCGCTCGGCTCGCGGCTGACCACCGCCCAGCGCAGCCTGCTGGCGCCGCAGGACCGCGTAGAGCTCGCGCAGGCGCCACGCCGGTCGGGAGTGCTCGGACGCGCCATCGACTGGCTCGTAGGGCCCCCGCAGCCGGACGTGAAGATCATCGTCAACGACCCAGGCGAGGAGATCCAGCCAGACGACTTCCGCGTGCAGAAGGAGCAGTACGCCGCGGTGCCGTTCTCGGGCTGGAACGGCGAGATGGTGCAGAACGCCATCGACGACGCCGACCAGGGCAACTTCGGGACGATGGAGCTGCTCTACCACGCGATGATGAAAGAGCCGCGCATCGGCGACGCGCTAGACCGCCGTGCAGCGCAGCTCCTGCGCCTGCGCCGCACCATGGCCATGGACAACGACGCGCCGCCCGAGTTGATCCGTCTCGCCGGAGGGCTCGAAAAGGACTTCCGCTATGTGCTGCCCGACGGGGAGCTGCGGAACTTCGTCAAGCGATTCATATTCTTCGGGTTCTCTCTCGGCCCCGTCGACTGGACGTTCCGCAGCAACCAACAGATGCCGCGGGCGAAGTGCTGGACGCACAGCTACATCCAGTGGCACTGGCCCAAGCGCATGTACTTCGGCCAGGAGGAGAACAAGCAGGTCTGGATTCCCCCCGAGGGCGACGGCAAGAACTGGATCGTGTTCACGCTGGGCGGCGAGCGGCCCTGGCTGGAGGGCGCTGGCCGCGCGCTGGCGAACACGTGGTTTAATATCATCCAGACGTGGGATAGGTGGCTCGAGCTCAACGACGAGTTTGCCGAGCCGCTCAAGGGTCTGAAGACGCCCGGCCTGCGCCGCGAGTCGCCCGAGGTCCAAAAGATGTGGGCAGTCGTCAGCATGCTGCGCGGCGGCGACACGGTGCTGCTGCCCGAGGGCTATGACCTCAAGTACTTCCAGGCGGCGGCGCAGGGCTACGAGACGTTTAAGAGCGCCCTGCTCGACGTCTGGTACGCCAACGTGGCGATCCGCCTGCTCGGCCACAACCTGGCGCAGTACGCGCGCGCCGGCAGCGGCGCTCGCACCGGCATCCAGGCAGGCAGCGACATCGCGCACGAGTACACAGAGGGCGACGCCAGGATCGCGCAGGATGCCTGGGCGCCCGTCGGCCGCGTCTGGGTGCGCGCGCAGACCGGCTACAACGACGATCAGGAGTACATCGACGCGGGCTACGACCAGCCGCTCGAGCACTACGCGCCGCGCCTTGAGATCGACACCAAGCCGCCCGAGGACCAGAAGCAAAAGTCCGAGACGCAGCGGGCGAGCGCGCAGGCGATGGCTACCTTCGCCAAGGCCGTCGGGCCCGACGTCATGTCGAAGCTGCCGATCGACTACAAGGCGAGCGCCGAGGCGGCGGGCTGGCGGATGCGCGAGGACGCCGACCAGGCCGAGGTCACGGCCGAGGACGTGACGGCGACGGCGAAGCGCAGGGAGCAGCGGCAGGCGCAGCAGAACCAGCAGGGGGCGCGGGCGGCGGCGTGAAGTCCTCTCCGTTGTCGCCCATCGAGCGCAGGTCGTGCCCGTGGCGCCAAAGACGCCAGTTATTGCTACCTGAACCACGACAATGTGAGCAGCGCACCTGACCCTGAAGACTTGTCAAGACTCCGTCGCCACCACATACAATGCATGAATCAAAAAGGCAACGCGCATCGTGCTTGTCAGGGTCGCGGCCGCAGTCGAGGCAGCGGATGTCGTACTCAACGCCCATGGCTCACCAGCGGCGCACGATCGCGCGGCAGCACCCGGTCCATGGTCAGCGGGCGCGGCGGCGACTCGCGCGGCCAGCCACATGCTTCCATGACCGGTAGCGCTCGCGCCCAGTCCTCGACGGTGTCAGTCAAACCCATGCCGCGAACGATCCAGAAGGTGTCTTTCATGACGCGCCCCCGATGCGCTTGACGTCGTCTAGGGTGTGGGCGAGCTGGATGGGGTCGGCGGGCGAACCACTGAGAGAGCACGCAAAATGCGCGGGCTGGCCGTTGACCCACCAGGGCCAATCGACGCCGCGAGGGGCGCCGCCGCGATCTCGGTCAGCCACATCTCGCAGCCACCATCGCCGCGGAAACGAATCGTGCCTTGCGCCACCACGCGGCCGGTCGTGTCGCAGATCGTGACCCGCTTCCCCTCGTTCTGCCGCATCTGATCGCCGAAGCGGACGGGCGGCGTAGACCGGCCGGCCAATTCGAAGCCGGAAGCCTCCCGTGCGATGCACATCTCGGCTGGCAGGCTCATTGCGCCCCCGCTGACCGCGCTGAGGATTGTCGCCGCGCCGTGCGCGCTGGTGCAGCCAGAACCCGCCGCTTCGAGTGGTGCATTGGCAGCCACTTACGAACCGTGGTTTCAGAACAGTCCGCCTCTTTTGCGATTCGATAACACGACCAGTCTGGGTGTTTCTCGTAGAGATCAACCACGCGATTGTGTATCTCGCTGCGCGGGCGCCCCTTTGGCTTGGTCATGATGATGACCGGGTAATCAATCCCATGCGCGCGGCATTTGTCGGCAATGCACGAGCGCAGGGCATCGGCGTCGCGCAGGGCGCGTCCGCCTAGCAGGCCAGAAGCGGCAGCCATTTTGTCTTTGAGCTTGTCCCAGGCTTCCTCCTCTGCGGGGTGAAGGTCAGCAGCGAGCCGACTGCGTTTGGTTTTCTCTGGGTGTTCTCGTCGACCATATACGTCAGTTGTCATCACCCGCCGTTGTACCACGCGCCCTGCGCGACACAAGCCTATACCGCGTTTACAGACGGCCCGGTTGACTCGCCCGTGCATGGCGAACGTGCCCCACCACCGCTATCCGCTCGATGATTCCCCTGAATGGGACGTCGACGTTGCGGAAGCGCGGTGGCGCAAGCACTTCAGCTCTGATGGCAGCGGCGACAAAGACACGATCAACTGGCGCGAGTATGCCAAGGGCTTCCTCACCGTCACCGGCGACGGCAAGCACTTCGGCGACTACCACTACCTGCACCACGACATCAAGGATGGGCAGCCGGTCACGGTCTGGGGCGGCGTGAAGGCCGCGGCCGCGCGCGCAGAGCAGAATCTTTCTGGGCCTGAGCTACATAGCGCGCAGCACCACCTTGCGGAGCATTTCCACGAGTTCGGCAAGACGCCGCCCTGGGAGCACAAGCCCGAGCAGGCGCACCTGGACGACGCCGAGAACATGCTGCTCGACGACGCCCAAGGCGCGGTGTCCATTCCGCTGCCCCGCATCGGCGCGCCGCCACCCAGGCGCATCCGCCTGTTCAAGTGGGGCTGGAACGACACCACCAAGGGCCGGCTGAAGCTCGACCAGCAAGGCGCCGACGCGCTCATGGCGGCGTTTCGCAAGCGCGGCGTGTCGCAGACCTTCGACCTCTGGCACAGCACCTTCGATCCGAACCTGCGCCCAGAGGACAAGAAGACCTATGGGAACTACCTGCTGTCCGTAGAGGGCTCAGAGGCATCCGGCGAGGGTGGCGTGTTCGCCACCGAGTGCCAGTTCTCGCCCGACATCGCCAAGGAAATCAGCGACGGGAAGTGGCCCTACGTCTCGCCCGTGCCGCTGCACACCAAAGACGGCCGCATCGTCGACATCAAGAACACGGCGCTGGTTGGCCTCCCTGCAACGCACAACGCGCAGCCGCTGCTTATGTCGCTGCTGTCCGCGCTCCCTCCTCCTCCCAAGAAGGAACCCACCAAGATGTCAAAGCACCTCAAGAAGGTGCTGTCCACCGGGCAGCACCACATGGCGGCGCTCAAGGAGCTGGCTGATCACGGCGAGCCCGAGCACCGCGAGCTTGCCAACGACGGCCTGGCGAAGATGGGCCAGTACATGCAGAAGTGCGCCGAGGCCGCGGGCGAGCACCACGCGGGCTACATCAAGGAGCTCGCCGAGGAAGAGGAGCTGGCCGGGCGCAAGCTCTCGCTCCTGTCTGCGCTCGAGACGGAGTTCGGCACCACCGACCCGGATGTGATCGAGGGCAAGGTGTTCGCGCTCCAGACCCGGCACTCGACCGCCGCCAAGAAGGAGCAGGCCGCGGTGCTGAAACTGCTCGACGCCCGCAAGGACGACGTGCCGACGCTCATGCGCGAGAAGATGCTCAAGCGGCCGCTTTCGGTGGTGGAGTCGTACCTGTCCGCCCTGGACGAGGACGGCGGCGACGCCGGCACCTCGGACCTGCGCCGCGGGGAGCTGCACGAAAAGAAGCCGCTCGACCCGACCACCGAGACCACCAAGAAGCAGGCCGGCAGCGACAAGCCCAAGGTGCTGACGCTGTCCGACCTGAACGACAACCAGCGTGATGCGCTCGAGGCGGTCAAGCGGGTGCGCCTGAGCCAGCTCGGCGACAAGTACGACGAGGCGGTGGTCACGGCGGCCTACCTGTCGGAGCTCACCGCCGCCACGGAGGCCAAGTAGCCATGGCTCAGTTGACCCAAGAACAGGCCCGGCAGTTCAGCGAGCTGGACCGCCACAACCCGATCGAGTTCGCCGTGCAGAAGGGCGGCACGACGCTCTGGAAAAACGGCGTCTACGTCAAGTACCAGGGCAAGGCCCAGCTGCCGCAGGCCAACGTCGCCGGCCAGACCCTGCTCGGGTTCGCGACGTGCACATACACGACGCCGAGCAACTCGGATTACACCTGGTCCCAGCCGCAGATGATCTTCCAGCAGGGCTGCGGCGCGATGGCGAACGACACCAACGACCCCGTGGTCGCTGCGGACGCCGGCTCGGACGTCTTTCTGACCGACGACAACACCGTGCACCACACCAACGCCGGCAACGACGTCGCCGTGCGCTGCAAATGGATCAACCCCGACGGCACGATCATGTGCGAAGTCAAGAACCCGTAAGGAGCCCGGAACATGAGTACTCCCGCCGGCCCGGGCGTAGTTGTCCCGGGTAATCTCGACATCAAAGGGCTCTTTACGGCCTACAGCCCGGCTTTCCGGATGGCCGTCCAGGGCGACAACAGCACGGTCTACCAGAAGCTGGCGTTCACCCCGTCGGCCAGCGAGCTCGGCGCCGCGACTACCTCGCAGGGCATCAATGCCGAGGGCAAGCCGTGCCAGTTCCTTCGCTTCCCCTTCCCCATGATCGCCGGCGCCCCCCGGCGCTGGGAATGGGGCCAGCCGCGCAAGTCGACGCAGGCCAAGATCGCCTACGTCGAGATGGAGCTCATCCGCTGGGCCCCCGACGATGAGGAGCAGTATTACGACCTCATCGACGCGCCGATCTTTGGCCTCATCAAGAACAACCTCGCGCTGATGCTGGACCGGGCCCCCAAGGTCTGGGACTACATGCTGGCCGATGCGGTGATCGCCAACGCCAACGCGTACGACGGGATCCCGTTCTTCACGCCGCAGGCGACCCCGCACCCGGCAAACCCCGCGCAGCAGGTGTTCCTGCCGAACGGCCAGCCGGCGACGTTCTACAACGACATCCAGATCAGCGCGATCAACGTCCCCAACCTGCGGACCGCGGTGAACCTGCTGGAGATCGTCCCGGGCTTCGACGGGCAGCCGCTCGACACCGGGAACGACACCAAGATCCTGGCCATCGCGCCCAACAGCGACATCGAGATGCAGCTGCGCGACGTGTTCCAGGGCACGATCCAGCCTCAGAGCCTGAACGCCGCCAGCGCCGCCACGGGCCCCAACGAGGGCCTGCGCGGCAAGGCCGAGGTCATGCTGTGGAAGGACCTGCGCCGCGGCACCCCGGTCGGCGTGAAGGCGGGCCTGACCGCCGACAAGGTGTTCTACCTCATGTCCAAGCCGACGCACATGCAGCAGGCGATGATCGTCACGCCCAAGCGCCAGCCGACGCCGCACTACGCGGGCCTGGACCCCTCGCACCCCTACCGGGTCGAGGAGGGCGGCATCCGGTACGGCTACTACGTGTTCGGTGGCGCGCAGCTCGCCCTGCCGCAGCGCATGGTGCGCGTGCAGATCACAGGCTGATCATGGGCCTGGATTTTGCGCAGCTCGTGCCGGTGACGGCGATTCCGGCCCGCGGGTCTGGTCTGGGAGCGATCCCGGCCAGCCAGCGCCTGGACCTCGCGGCCGGCTTCGACTCGGTGGACCTGCACGTTACGCTGTCCTCGAGCAGTGCCAATTACGGCGTGCTGCGCTACTTCCCCCAGGACGATGAGTGGCGCCTGGAGCGCGGACTGTCGCTGTTTGACTCGACGGTGCCGCACTCGGCGCTTGACCCCCTTTCGATACCGCGCGACCGCGCGATGAGCCTGGCCATCTACCGGGACACGGTCTTTGCCGACCCCGGCCCGACTGAGGTGGCCATCCTCTCGGCGACGGTGCGCTGAGGACCTGTTCATGTCGTACACCAACATCAGTCTCGCCGGCGCCAACACCACCGGCTACGTCGTGCCCCTGCTGGGGGCTGGTACTTTCGCCGCCACCGCGAAAAACAAGTGTGGCTCGGTGACGATCTCCGTCAACGGCAGCGGCGGCGACTTTTGGGTCTGTCCGATCGGCGTCGCCGACGGCGCCTCGCCCCCGGCCGTGATCGGCTCCGACCCGCGCCCGGCCGCCGGCACTTCCACGTACCTGCGCCAGATCAAGAGCGGCGAGTCGTTCACCTTCGGCTCGCCCAACAGCAAGGGCTACGACCCCGCGGTGCACGGCTCGCAGCCGACCACGCTGCCCGACTTCAACGGCAACGGCACCGTCGGATTCTTCTCCCACGTCATCGTGTGGTGCCAGGCCGCCGGCACCGTCTCCTCCACCCAGCTGCAGATCGAGGGGAGCTAGGGCGGGCCGTGTACTCGTCGGGGCCAACATACATCACGCCGGACCAAGTCTTTACCCTGGCTCCGCTCGGCGCGATTCCGCGCGCGGATGTGCCAGGCAAGCTCGCCGGGCGCATTGGCCCTGTCGTGCACACCGGAGCCAGCACGGGCGCGCTCAGCGTCCTCGGATTTGTCGTCGACGCCTACCCCACAATCGTCAAGGTGGTTGTCCCTGGCGACATCGGTGTCGCGCAGTTCGCCTTTTCGACGGACGGGACGACGTTCAGCGACCCGGTTCTCTCGGACCCCAACGCCCTGCAGAACCAGCGCTGGGACTATGAGCTGGGGATCACGGGCATCCAGATCCAAGCGACCAACGGCAGCGGCTCGCCGAACAGCTTCCTTCTGAACGACACCTGGACGTTCACGACGAGCGCATCGCCGTGGGTCCAGGGCCTGTGCATCGCGGTGTCTGAGCACTACCGCAAGTACATGGGCGACGTCGCGCAGGCGCTCGGCCAGACGGGCGGCCAGACGATCACCGACATCAACCAGGCCGACCTGCTGACGATGGCGCAGTGGATCCGCTGTGTCCTGGTCAGCGGCCGCGGCGAGGTGCCCAAGGAGTGGCTTGCGGAGCGCGAGCGCGCCGAGAAGCTCTGGCGCATAACCGCCGATGGCGACCTGCGGCCCAACGTCGCGCCGGATGCCGATGTCTTTGTCTACCCGCAGATCATGCGGCCGCGGCCTGCGTACTCTGGCACCGATCGGATCCCGGGCACGGGCCGCGGGTGCGGGCGCCGGTTCTTTGGGCCGGGGTGCTGCTGATGCCGCGGGGCAACGATTTGGAGCGCCTTGAGCGCGACCTGGCGACCGCCGAGCGCCGCATGATGGGCGCGGCCGCGGCGGCTGGTCGGGAGTCGCTGCTGGAGTCCGCAGATGCGGGCTACCAGGATCGGCAGGACGTGCACGGCAAGGCCTACCTGCTGCCCAAGGACGGCCACCAGCCGCCCATGGAGCGCAGCGGCCGGCTGCGCCGCGCATACCGAGTGCTCGCCGGCGCGGGCATTGGCGCCTGGCTGCTCAAGCTCACGGAAGACACGCCCTACGGGCAGTTCCTGCGCGATGGAACACGCAAGATGGAGCCGCGCCAGCACATCCCCCGGCCGAATGAGCCGATGCCCGCGAACTGGGCGGCGCGATTCAAGGCCAAGGTCGACGACGCCGTTGCCCGGGTGTGGTCATGAGCATCAACCGCCCGCCGTGGCCGCACAGCGCCATCGAGGTGCTGGCGCTCATCAACAAAGAGCTGCTGCAGCGCCTCAATAGCGACGCCCGGCCCCAAGGTTTGTGGACCGTCGAAAAGGGCCAGCTGAACCTCAGCAAGGCCGGCGGCGGGCTGCGCATCGTGTGGTCGATCTTGGGCGGCCCCGTCAAGAGGGGTCATCCCTTTGGCCACGACGACCCGGAGCAGCCCGCGCCCTGTGTCGCATTCCGTCGCTGCCGCCTGCGGGCCGACATCGGGACCGACAATCCGAACACGGTCGGCATCACCACGGACGACATCCAGCAGGCCGAAGAGGTTCTGCGCGCGCTGATCATCGTCTGGAACAACCAGCGCCCCGCCGACTTCGACGAGGACGACCAGCAAGAGCGGTGGGATGGATTTACCGGCAACCCCGGGGTTCGCAACGTCGCCTGCCAATACGAAGTGGTTCCGTCGCTGACCGTGCTCGGCGACCCCTATCTCTACAAGACGATCACCGAGGTTGATGGGACCCCGGTGGTAGGAGCACCGCCATGATCGAAGAGCAGACCGACGGTCAGGACGCGCCCGCGCAGGCCGCCGCTGATTCGCCCCAGGATGCGCCGACAGAGGCGACGCCAGCTCCGGATGAGCCGGCCGCCGATGCCGATACTGAGCAGCACGAGCCTACCGCCGCCGAGCTGCACGCCAGCCGCCTGGCCAAGCTGAGCCAGATCAAGGCCATCGGCGCGCCGGCGTACTCGCTGCCGCGGCTCGTGCCGCTCAAACCGCCCCCGGCCGCGCCGCCCAAGACGCTCGCCTGGTGGGGCCAGCAAAAGCACTGGCCGCCCGCGCTGGTGGCCGCCATCGCCAAGGACGAGCCGCCCGGCAAGACGTACGAGGAAGCCGAGATCCTGGCCCTGGCGCACCTGGCGCACGCCCCCAAGCATTCGATCCGCTGGTGGGCGCTGCGCCTTGGCCTGCCCGCGTGGCTGACCGAGGCGATGGCGCACGGCCGGCCGCAGAACCTGGAGCTCACCGAGCAGCAGCTGGTGCAGCTCGCGGTGGACATCGCCGGGCTGCCGCTCGGCCGCAAGGGAGGGGCGTAGCCCATGCCGACGGTACCCAGCAGTCAGCTTGTCGCGGTCAATGGCCTCGGACAGAACACACCCGCGGACCCTTCGCGGGTCGGCCTGGTCATCGGTCCCACCGCCGCCGGCACGCCCAACCAGATCCTGCTCGACGACTCACTGAGCACGATCGAGGCGAACTTTGACAGCGGCCCGGGGTCCGAGGAGGCCGCTACGGCGTTGGTCGAGCCCGGCGCGGGCACAGTCTACCAGATCAAGAGCCCGTCGAGCACGGCCGGCACCATCGGCAGCGTCACCAAGACCGCCGGCGCCACCGTGGGCGCCGTGGTCGACGCGTTCGGCTCGGTGTTGGTGCCAGGCGTCGACTTCAATGGAGACGTGCTGTTCACGGCCAAGGCCGAGGGCGCCGAGCTCGAGATCATCAACGGCGGCGCCGAAGCGGTGACCGTCACCGGATTGCATGTCCGGCTGACCAGCAAGGTCGGCACGACCACCGGCACCTCGCTGGCGGCGCTCATCACGGGCAACGTGGGCGCCGCGGCTCTGTGGGGCGTCCAGGCCATCGGCACCGGCGCGAGCAACAACAGCACCACGCTGTCAACCTTCGCAGAGACGGCGGGCCGCATCGGCATCCAAGCGCTGAAGAGCGGCCTGCAGGCGCGCGTCACCATCTCCGGCAACAACACGCCGCGCTCTGTGGTGCTCACCGGCGGCAACATCGTCGACATCACGGAGGCAACCAACGCCCACGGCGAGCCCGCCGCCACCGAAACGGCGCTGAGCATCCAGAGCGACTTGGCGACGCTCGCAGCCAACAACCCGGGCGTCTTCCGCACCACCCTGGCGGGCTCCGGCACGGGCCTGCTCGGGGCGCTGGCGCTGGTCAGCCTGCCGTTTGGCAGTACCGGCGCGATGACGGTCAGCGGCTCGCCAAACGACGCCTACCAGGTGAGCGTGCAGGTGTCGCTCGCCGGCGCCCTCGGCGCGGCCGGCATCACCGTGTCGCTCGGCAACGCGCAGGGCCTGCCGCTGTACTCGGGCAACTACCTGATCCCCTCTGGCGGCGTGCTGGCGCTGCCCGATACCGGGCTGACGCTGACCTTCACCGGCAGCTTCGACCTGGGCGACACGTTCACTTTCTCGACGACGTCGCCGCTGTCCACTCTCTCAGACATCGTCAGCGCGCTGACCTACTTCGCCGGCCGGCCCGAGCACGCGAGCCTGGTGCAGATCGCCGGCGAGATCCCGGTGGTCAACCTGCCGGCGTGGGTGGTCGCGCTGCAGTCGCTGGCCGACAGCATGGCCGCGAGCCTCACGCTGCCCAAGTACCTGGGCATCCTGCTCGAGTACGCCCCGCCCAGCGTAGGCCAGACCAACGCGCAGTGGGCCAGCCAGGTGACGGGCGTTCTGGCACCGCTGGCGGCGCCGCGCATCTCGGTGTTCGGTGGCGAGGGCAACGCCGCCGCCGCGCTGCCGTTGCCGCAGCCGGGTCGCTTCGAGGTGGTCAACGGCAGCCGCTTCATGTTCGCGCGCGCGCTGTCGCTCTCGGCCGGGATCGATGTCGTCGACCAGACCCAAAGCGGCACCGCCACCGGCGTGCTGCAGGCGTACCAGACTGACGCCGCCGCCGCGCTCGCAGCCGCCCGCAGCAGCTACTTCTTCCTGCTGAGCGGTACCCCCGGCGTGCAGATTGACTTCGTCATGCTGGACTCGCCGACCGGAGACTACACCCGCGGCGTCATCCGGCGCGTCATCGACAAGGTCAGCTTCTACGCGTCGATCTTCCAGACAAAGTACGTCGGCACGCGGCAGCAGCGCAACCAGGACGGCACGCTGGCGCAGACCTCGCGCATCGCCATCCAAGACGACCTGAACGCGAAGCTCAAGAAGGTCGTGGTCGACACCGGCGACTGCCAGAGCGTCACCTCGGTGGTCAACGGCATGAACACCGACGGGCGTCTGCTCGTGACGTACTACGTCCAGATCTTCTTCTACGTCTACAACATCTTCGGGCGCGTCGGTGTCACCAAGACGTTCGCCTTCACGCTGTAAGGAGCGAGCATGGGCAACATCGACGTAGGCAGCCCGGGCTGGGGAATTGACCGCGCCGTCGCGGAGTTTCGGTTCGATGGAGACCGTTTGAGCGCGGCCATCGAGAGCATGGACTTCGACGAGAAGACGGACGAGGAGATGATCCACTTTCAGGGCCTTACCAAGCCCCAGGATCGGACGCTCGGGCAGGACACCTTCAGTGGGAACTTCAGCTGGGGCCTGCGGCAGTTCATCAACTTCGCCGCGCTGATCGCCGCCAACGACGGCGTCACCGACATGCCGGCGCTCGACTACATCAAGCGCAAAGAGTTCACGTTCACCTGTATCGCGTCGCCGCCAAACGACAGCAACCGCTACAAGGTGACCTTCCAGCGGCTCCGGCTTCTCGGACTCAGCAGCAACATCGACCAAGCCGCCGCCAAGGCCAAGGTGCCGTTTTCCTTCATGGACCGGGACATCGTACCGGTCCCCGTCTCCTGACGTGACCCCGCCGCGCGCTTTCCGGTTGGCCCCGAGCGCGCGGCGGGTCTCACGTACCAGGGGCCAGCAAGAGGCCAACCATGCAGATCACTGAGCAGCAGTTCGCGGCGCTGGAGCAGTACCACGGGCAGGGCATGATCATCATCCTGACGGTAGGCGGCGAGGACTTCGCCTTCCGCCGCCCCAACCAGGACCAGGTCAACCACGCGCTCGAAGCTCAGGCGAACGACATCGACACCTACCGCGAAGAGCTTGCGCGGCTGTGTGTCGTCAGCGCAGCGATGCCAGACGCCGGCGCCGAAGGCGCGCCCGTCACCGCGGAGGCCCGCGCTGCGCTCACCGCGGAAAAAGAGCGGCTCGATGCGCTTTGGGAGTCTGCGCAGAGCTTCCGCGACGAGGTCTCCATCCCCTTCGCCTGGTCCTGTGGCTCGTCGCCGCAACTCGACAGCACGCCGCTCGGCGGCGGCCGCTACAAGCTGACGCTGACGCCGAACAGCTCGGCGGCAGAGTTCGGCGTCGACTGGGGCCCAATCGAGATCGTCGCACGCAAGCCGAGCCGGCCCGACTACGACGACTTCAAGCGCAAGAAGATCACCGGGGCCGAAGGCGAAGCGGAGCTGCTGCTCTGGTCTCGACTCGTCGAGAGCGCGAACAAGGCCGACGTTGCGCGCATGTTTCCCTTCGCGGCGGTCGCAACCGGCAACTTTCTGCCCACTCTGGGCAGCGATGGCAGGAGTGTGCGCGTAAAAAAGTTCGGCAGTGGGCCAGCGCTTCCGCCTGGCAGCTCTACGTCCACGCCAGCCGCGTAGGCGACATCGGTGTAACCGCAGCTGCGCTATGGGCCAAAGAGCATGATCCGAGCAGCGACCTGGGGCAGGCCGGCTACCTCCTAGAGGCAGAGCGCCTTCAAGCGACGCTCGGCAAAAAGGTGAAGTGGTGACCGAGTACATCGTCAAGCTCACGTATATCGACGGAGGCGCGGCCGCCAAGGCGCAGCGCGACGCCGATAAGGTGCGCAAGGCGCTCGGCCCGCTGGAGCAGATCGGCGGTGGAGCTGGCCGCGGCGCAGCTACGAACATGCGCCGCATCGCCGACGAGTGGCAGCGATTGGCTGGCCAGGCAGAGCGTTCGGCTGCGCGGCAGGCGGCCGCTGCGGAGCGGGCCTCATCTCGCCAGGCCGCCGCGGTCGCTCGTTCGGCGCAGCAAGAGGCGCGCGCCAGAGCCCGGGCAGCGGCCCAGGCCGCGCGCGAGGATGAGCGCTTTAGCGCCTACAGGATCCGCCTTCAGCGTCGTGAGGTTGCCGAGCGGGAACGCGCCGAAAAGGCCATGCTTGCCGCTGAGATGCGGCGAATCCGCGAGGCGCAACGCGCGGAAGAGCGAGCTGCCAAGGCGCAGGCCAGAGCTCACGAAAAGTCTCTGCACAAGAGCTACTACGGCGGCCAAAAATCCTTCAGTGCTCTCTTGGGGAAACGCGCCGAGGCGAAGGCAAGCCACCTCGCAACAGGCGTTGCCGATGGCGCGCTCGGCATATTTGGCTCGGCGGCCTCCGGTGCGGTGAATGCCGCAAGTGTGCTGGTCTCCGAGACTGCCGGCGCCGCATATAACCTAGGAAGGGCCGCAATCAGCGCCCAGGCGATGCGCGAGAGCTCGGTCGAGGGATTCAAGGCAATCTACGGCAGCTCCGAGGAAGCGAATCGCCTGTTCGATGTCGCGCGAACCGCCGCGAAGCAAACCAAGTTCGATACCGCAGAGGTCGTGCGGGACTTCAACACCATTGCCGCGGCGGGATTCTCCTCGCGCGACATCGAGCGCATTTACTGGACCTCCGCTGATATTGGCAGTGCTCGCGGTAACGGAAAACAACAGAGCTACCTGCAGGCTCTGGCCAAGCTGAACGCGAGCCCGCAGGCAATGTTCGGCAACGTGCAGCAGGCAGGTCTAGCCGGACCTGGCGTCGGAAATGTCTTCCAGGAGCTATCGGAGCGCCTTGGATACCGGCAGACCCTAACGCGCAAAGAGTGGCAAAAGAAGTTCCGCTCAGGGGACATCAGCGGCCAAGTTGCCATCGAAGCGGTAATCGCCGCGACGAACAAGCTCTACAACAAACACACGGGCAAACCCGGAGAGTACGCGAAGGGACAGGGCGACACATCCTGGTCCGGAGTGCTGTCCAATATCAAAAACGGCCTCGGGGACGTCCTGAACATGCGCCTGGGCGAGGATCACCCGCTCAACAGGTTCAAAATCTTGCTGCAGGCGATCGGGAGCACGGGGGGCCTTTTCGATGAAACGAGCCAGCGGGGGCAGCGGTTTGCAAAGCTAGTCAGCCGCGTGGTCGAGGACATCTTCCTTCCGTTTGGCGGCGTCACCCTAAAGAACACCGGGGACATCATGGACCGCATACTCGATGCCGGTGAGGCGCTCGAGCGGAAGTTCCGGTCCCTCATGAAGGAGATCGCCGCCGGGTTTGATAACTTCCTCAAGACGGCGAGAGGGTCGCTTATCAACCTCGGCGTCGACATCGGCATCGCAATCGGCACCGGGATCGTTAAGGCGTCTGGAACTGTGCTTGATAGGCTTTGGGAAAAGACCGGTGGGGCTGCCAGCGGCGCCCTCTATGACCTCATCGCGCCCAAGTCCCAACAACAGGGCGATGATGAGGGCGGAACGCCTCCGGTGCGCGCCACCATGGCTCTCGGCGGGGTTGTTCCAGGTCCGTACGGCAGCCCGCAGTTGATCATGGCGCACGGCGGGGAGGTCGTTAGCGGGCTGCATGGAGAGTACGCCGCTCGCATGGGGGGAAACGGCGGTGGCAGCGTGTACAACATCACGCTAATTCAAAACATCACCGGATCCGGCGATCCGGTCGAGACCGGACAGCGCTCAGCCGCTGCGAACGAAATGATGCTGGATCGCTACTTCGGCCAGCTGGCCGCGCAGGGTGTGTGATGGCCGACGTCAGCGTCAAAGAGCTGCCGACCGCAGATGAGAGCCCAGAGGATTGGAACGTCATCTGGATCGCCAACCGGCAGTGCCCCGGCGTATGTCTGCCGCTAGAAGGGGAGCGGCGTCGAGCCGTAGAGCACAAAAAGACCAAGGGCAGCAGCCGCGACATTCTGGTCGATCAGGGGATGGATCCAACCGAGGTCACGATCCGAATCAAGACCTGGGATGGTGCCACCTTCCGAAGCCTGTACGACTTCTACCTAAGGTACATGGACCCCGATCGGTCCTTATCGCGGCAGAATGTCGTGCCCGTGGCTCACCCGCAGCTCTACGCCCGCGGAATCAAACTGGGCTACTTCTTCTCGGCGCCGCTGCCTAAGCCAACACAGGACACCGGAATCCGCCCCTACATCCATGAATTCCGGATGAAGATCGTAGGTCCCAAGACGCAGATTCAGGGCAGCAGTCTTGATTCTAGCACGAAGCCCAAGCTGGCGGCGCAAGCGGCGCCGGGGACGCCGCCCAGCAAGTGGCAAATCAACTACGCGACGGTAAATGCCGTTTCTTCAATCGTTGTCACGTCGCTTGGCACCCCTATACCGACGTTCCCAAACAGCGCCACCCCGCCCGCCGGTCAGCCGCTGACGCTCTTTGATCCGCTACAGCAGCAACAGCTTGCTTCGGGCGGCAACACGACCGCTCGGTTTTCGACAGACCTTCTGGACAAGGCTTCTCCCCGATGAGCGATATAACCCTGAACGGCAACCCCGTGCTGCGCGGTCAGCTGACGCAGCCCTACCAGGGCGCCTGGGTGGCCGAGTCGCGGCTGGACGCGGACGCCGCGCCGACCGGCGCCGTGCAGCTGGTACTGCTCGGCCGCGAGTTTTCGGGCTCGGTGGTCTCTGACCCGAGCGACCCGGCGCAGGCGCTGTCTGGCGAGGATGCGGGGTTCTTCGTCTGCCGGGTGGTGGGCGGCGCGGGTGGCCTGGGCAAGCCGGTCGATCCCACCGAGTGGGCACAGGGCGCGGTGGTCTCGCAGGTGCTCGAGTACATCCTGACGGCGAGCGGCGAGCGGCGAGCGGCCGACATCGACCAGCAGCTGCTCAGCCGCCTGCTGCCCCAATGGAGCATCACCGCGGGGACCGTGGGCGGCGCACTCGCGGCGCTGGTCGAGTACCTCGGCGGCGGGATCGTCTGGCGCATCCGCGCGGACGGCGCCGTGTGGATCGGCGTGCCCGCGCCCGCGGCAGTCACCCCGCCCGACTATGTCGTGCTGGCGCCTGGCCCCGATGCCGGCCAGGCAACCTGGGACCTCAACGACGGCAGCCTGGCTCCAGACCAGATCATCGACGGGCTGACGCTGCGTCAGGTGATCTATGCCTGGGAGGAAAGCCAGCTGCGCGCGCTGGTGACCTTCGCGCCTGGCCCTGTCAATGCGCTCTACGGGCTGTTCGGCCAGTGGTTGCGCCGCGTGGGGCTGGACTACTTCCGGGCCGCCGCCGGCCGCATCGACACGCAGAACGATGGCGCCTCGGTGCAGTTCCAGCCCGACAGCAGCGCCTACCCGAGCCTCCGCAAGGCCGGCATCTACTACGGGCTGCCCGACACCGACTGCGAGAACCTCAGCGGCCGCGCCCTGGCCGGCTGGGACGGCGCGCTGCCGACCTCGCCCGCGCTGCGAGCGTACGGACCCAAGAGCTCGGCCTCCAAGATCCGCCTGGCGGCGAGCTCCGGCCCGCTGCCGAGCGCGCGCAAGGGCGATCCGGTGGGCTGGCTGATCATCTTCTACATCACCGTGCCCACCACTCCGCCGGTTCTTGCTGTGGGCTTCGTTGACTGGGTGGACATCGACCCGGCGCTGCCCGAGCCGCCGGTGACCCCGACCCCGAACACCGCCTACGCGCGGCCCATGTACATCACCGACGGCAGCAGTATCGTCGAGGTGGGTGGCTGATGGCAACGAATAACCCCGTTCTGCCCGACTACAGCCACCTGGGCGTCGACATCGACGTGACGCCAGACCTCAACCAGGACGAGCAGCTGCGCGTCGATGCCGACTGCCTGCTGCAGGACCTGGTCAACGGCTGGACGCAAAACACCGGCCTCGCCGACGGCACGGCCGAGGGCGCCGAGTGGGGGGTCAACCTGCTTGCGCAGCTGGGTCGCGGCTTTACCAAGGCGTCGCTGTTCGCGCTCAAGGTGGCCATGGAGGCGCAGGCCGAGCGCGACGATCGAGTGAGCGCCTGCACCGTCGCGCTGACCGTGACCGGCGGCACGCTGCAGGTTTCGGGCACGGTGTATGTCGGCCAGCAGCCCTACCCGTTCAGCTTCACCTGCACCAACAACACGGTGCAGAACCTCTACATCGCAAGGCTCGGATAATGGCCGGCACTCCGCTCGCTTCGATCAGCCTGACCGACCTGCTTTCGCCGCGCAGCGCGCAGCAGGTGATCAACGACTTTTTCAGCTACCTGGCCAACCCGCCGGATCCGTCGCTCGTGAGCGTGCGGACCGCGAACTGGCGCACCGGCGGCCCCTATCGGTTCCTTGCCTACCGGCAGGGCATCGAGGCGTCGCTGCTCTACCAGATCTTGGCCGGCTTCGCCGGCAGCTCGTTTCTGCGCTTCGCCTCGGGAAAGTGGCTCGATTGGCTTGGCGAGGACTTCTTTTCCGAGCCGCGGCAGCAGGCCACCTTCGCCACGATTACCGAGACAGTGACAATCCCCGCCGGCGCGGGTCCGTACGGCCCGCTGCAGCTGGTGGTGCAGACCTCGGACGGCAAGCAGTTCATCAGCCAGTCGCCCGTGACCTTGCCCGCCGGCCCGCAGACCATCACCGTGTCCATGCGCGCAGCCCAGGCCGGGACGCTCTATAACGTGGGCGCCAACACGGTCAACCAGCTGGTCAGCCCCAGCATCCTGGGGATCTCGGTCAACAACGCCGCCGACGCCGCGAAGGCCTTCGATCAGGAGCCCGATCCGCGGTACCGGCAGCGCCTGGCCGCCAAGTGGGGCGCTATCACCGGGACCACGGCTGCGGCATACGTGTACTGGGCAATGACTGCGAGCCCCGAGGTAGTCAAGGTCTCGATTCTGGCCAACAACAACGCTGGCGTTTTCGCTAACAACTTCGTCACCGGCGTGGTGGGTACGGCCGTCGGCCCCGTCAGCTCTGGTGCACTCGCAGCGGTCGACGCGTACATCGCGCCGCTCGTGCCGCTCGATGTCACGTGGGTGAGCGTAAACGCCGCCGCCTATCCGGTGACGATGACGGGCACGGCGAAGGTGTTCAAGCCCTACGTGGGCATCGCGGCCGGAAACATCGCCACGTCGCTCCAGAACCTGGCGGCGCTCATCCCCATCGGGTCTTATCCACAGGGCCCCGTGCCGCAGTCCGAGGTCGAGCGCGCGATCATCTACGACCAGACTCAGGTCTATGACGTGGTGAGCCTTGTAACGTCACCGTCGCCGATCGCGCCGGCCTATAACGACCTGGTCACGTTCGACTCGAGCGGTTTGACCATCGTGCAGGCGTAGCCAATGCCTCCCGAAACGCTGCGCCCGCGCGCCTTCGCAGACCTGCCGACCTCGCCGGCCTACCCGCAGTGGGCCAAGCCCGAGCCGGCGGACAACCCGACGAAGCACCGCGCCACCTACACCTTCCTGCGGGGCCTCATGGCCACCTGGGATCGCCTCGTGAGCGCTGCGCAGTCGGCCGCGTACTGTCACGGCGCCAGCACCGCGCCGGCCGATGCGCTCGACTACCTGGGCGAGACCTACGGTGGCCTTGCGCGTGCCATCGTCGACACCGACGCCAGCTACCGAGACTATCTCGCCAACCCTGGTCCTTTCGGTCGCTGGTCCTGGTTTGGCACCAAGCGCGGGCTGCTGCGCGAGCTCGCGCACCTGGGCTACCCCAATGCCCAAATCGTCACGTGGCGCGACCTTGTGACCGCGGGAGCTGGCGCACCCGGGACGGTGTTTGGCGGGTTCGTGAACTTCTTTTTCGTGGCGCTGTTCCAGCCAGCGCGCATCGCTCAGACACAGACCCGCTGGAACGATGGAGTCAGCCGCTGGAATGACGGGCAGGCCACCTGGGGAGAGGGCGGCAGTGCCGGTCAGCAGGCAGAGGAACTGCGCCGCGTCATCCAGATGGTCAAGCCCGCGCACACGAGCTGCCGATTCATTGTGGCATTCCTGGATTCTACGAGCGGCCTGAATGCCCAGCTGCTGCCGACAGGAAAATTCACAACGTTCCCAATGAACGAACCCTGGGAGCGCGCCCGCCCAACCTGGGCCTACCACAACTTCTACATCCACGACCCTCTGAGTGCCACATGAGCAACACTGATCTTCAGCAGTACAACAGCACCGGCGGCGGCGTGTTTCCGACCACCGGCCAGGTAAACACCAACGCCGATCAGTACCTGATTCCGACAGACGGCCCCTTGGTCACGGCCGACAGTAACAACCCCAATCAGGCCCCGATCAACGTCGTCACGAAAACAATTCGAGATTGGCTGGTGGGCTTGCGCGGCGCAATCGTGGGTGACTTTACCGGCGCGGTCCGCAAGACTCTCAAGAGCCTTGAGGTGGACGGCGCCGGCGCGAACACAAGCACGCTGGTGCCTGGGACGGCTCGATTTTCTGGCGGCACCCTGTCGGGAACGACAGCACCAACGACCAGCGCGGCACAGGGAACCGTGGCGCAGGATTCCGTGTGTCTAGGATGGGCGCGAGGTTATTGGAATGGCGCGGCCATGGTGCTCGTGCGCGGCTGGAATGTCCGCAGCCTCACGAGAAACGCACAGGGAGATTACACGGTCGTATTCAATTCGACGGTGGCATCTCCGGCCACCGCCTACGCCCAGGTAACCATGGGCGTCAATCCGAGCGTGGTGGCCCATGGGTTCGTAGGTAATGTTCTGCAGGTTGTAGACGACGGATCGTCGAGAATATCCGTCGAGTTCATCACCACCGACCCCAACGCAAACATGCAGCTGGATACAACCTCGACGAGCCAGTTTTTTGTTGAGGTCAGAGGCTACTGAACCAGGGTTGTCATCGTGCACTGGCTGAGCTTCATGGGCGGCCGGGGCACGGGCTCTTGGAGTTGCTGTTTGATGCAATCAGGCGCCGAGCCCTCGACCCTCACGGCCCGCGAGTTAGCCCATAGATAGAGCGTCGTCGCGCCATTGCTGTAGATCGTGAACTCCTGCGTCTCCCATTCGCTCTGGCTGATGGACCTGGTGCAATCCATCTCGATGACGCTGCGCGTCTGGCCTTCGTTGAAGGCAGTCTGAAAGGCATAGATCTGGCAGGATGAATCCACGGGCTGGGGGGCCAGCGGAGCCTGCTGGATCGGATCGGAGCCGGCACCGCCGCAGGCGGCAAGGGCTGCTGCGAAGACAAATGCTGTTGGCCTCATGGCCCATTGCGTAGCGCGCAGGCCGCCGCGCTGTCAAGCGGCTCTCAGTGGCCCTCTACGTTGAAGTCGATGTAGTCGCGGGCGCGCGGCGACACCTTGGCGCGCACGACGAGCCCCGCCACCATCGAAGCCATGACCACGGCCGCCACACCAACGACCCACAGCGCAAGGCGGGCAGCGGGCGGGAGCCGCCGGCCCATCCGGACTGGCGGCGCTATCACCACCGCAGGGCCCCACAGCTCGGTACCGCAGTAGATGCCTTTGCCAACGAAGTACGCCCCCATGCCGTGAGCGATTGAGAACGGTACCAGCTTGTTGTCCTTGTCGGCGGGTTCGACCATCATCAGATACAGCCCGGCCAGGATGCAGAACGCGGCGGATACCACTGCCGCCACCTTGCGCGGCGAGAACACAACGACGGCTTGGCCTGGCTGGACAACAGGCGCCGCATGCTCGACGACCGTATGCGGCGACGACTCTCGGAACGGGACAGGCGGCGGGGCTGACATGGCTGGCCTCCTCTAGCGCCGGCGGTAGTGGTTGTTCGTGGACTTGCGGCGGTAGCTGCCGCCCTTGTGCGAGCTGCCGCGGCCGCCTTTGTAGTGGCCGCCTCCGCTGCCGTGGCCGCGGCTGGCGTCTGCATCCGGCGTCGAGAAGGTGAGAGCGAACAACGAAGCGAGCACGAGCGCGAGCTGACGCATGGTTGGCCTCCTGCGCGCACTGAAGCTTACACGGGCGGGGGTTGGCAAGGGCCGTTGCGGGGAGCGGGCGGGCGCGCGGACGGCGCCGCCAGGCCATGAATTTGTATTGCCCGCCTGCAGATTAATCCCCAGCGCCTGCACATTTTTCGCTAAACTTCATCGCTGGGGGTGTTTCGCATGCATACAAAAGAAGCAATCTGGGCTGAATTTCATCGCCTCTGCGAAGAATACGACGCTGCGACCAGGCCGGACGCATTACCGCCAACCTTCATGTTGGACGCCTCGCGACCGTTCAGCGACGAGGAATCAATATGGTTTAGGTGTCAGAAATTGCCTGGGAGGTATGCCGAGAGACATTTGGACTGCGGGAGCAGCATTGGTCGACTTTCGTTTTTGGACGCGGCGACTCCTTTGACTGATGACCGCACTACTGGTCCATGGGTGCACTTGATACCGAAGCCCCACATCATGCCCAGTGTGGTTAAGGACTAGCGACAGGCTCTACTTCGCCACACCCTGCCAGACAGCAAGAGAAGCTCATTGCCCCGGCTGCTGGCAAGAAGCTTCCGCTCCCGCGCCGCCCCCTCCCTGTCCCCCTTCCTCGCCCCGCCATACGGCATGGCGCAGTAACAAGCCTATGGTGCGCGCCGTCGACCCGCGGAAGCGTTGCGGACTGTGGCGACACGCAACGACTACAAGGTCTACGAGCTGGCGCGGCATGTTGCATCCGCCGCGGCCTCGCTGTCGTACTCGCCTGGGACTCCCGCCAACTGGTCCCCGGCGCCTGCCACGATCGCGGACGCACTGGACCAGCTGGCGGCGCGCGTCAAGACCCTGGAGAACGGCACCATGCCGCACCCTGCGACCTCGGCGCTTTCCAGCGTCGCCCTGTCCACTACGTCAGCGCCGGTGCTGGCGTCCAACGCGAGCCGCCTGGGCTTCGTCATCAAGAACGACGGCACGCAGACGGCCTACATCGCCTTTGCGTCGTCGGCGACCACGACCGCCTACACCGAAAGCATCGACCCGGGCGCCGAGTACGTGGACAGCACCGGCTACACCGGCGCCGTTTCTGGCATCACCGCGACCAGCACCACGACGGTGCGCGTCACCGAACTGACCCCGTAGGAGCACGCGAACCATGAGCGCACCGAATACACCGAACGTCCGCGTCTGGGATGGCACGAACTACGCGCCTACGGCCGACGCCGCCGCGCGCGCCAGCTATGCCAAAATCACCGACGGCACTAACACGCTGCCGACCATGGACGCCATCGCTCGCTCTGGTCAGGTGCAGGTAAACGACGGCACCAACGTCCTCGGCACCTCGGCGCACCCGGTGCGCACGGACCCCACGGGCGCCACCACGCAGCCGGTGAGCGCGCCCAAGTCGGCAACCTCGACGATCACGGGCGTCGCGGCCTCGGCCACGTCGACCACGCTGCTGTCGTCGAACACGAGCCGCCTCGGCGCCATAATCCATAACGACAGCACTAGCGCGACGCTATACCTCAAGCTCGGCACCACGGCCAGCAACGCGTCTGGGGGCTATACGACTGCACTCACGGCCGGTTCATATTATGAGGTGCCATTCAACTACACCGGCCGGATCGACGGGATCTGGAGCTCCGCCACGGGCTTCGCCAACATCGATGAGCTGACGGCATAAAATGCCGCGCTACCCCAGTAGAGCTGGAGCAGGGCCGTCCTTTTATCTCAACTCCGGCCAGTCGTTCGCGTCCGGCGGCTATGTCGGGCTTGCCGGCGACGGCAGCTCGACCATTAACGTCAACGTGGTGCCTTGGCGTGCGCCGTGCGCTGGCGTGCTCAGCAACCTGAGCGTGTTTGGCCTGGAAAACACCTCGGGCACGGTGAACGTGTACCTGTACAAGGCGAGCGCAGCGCCGTCGCCGAGCTATGCCGCGACAGCCCTAAAGGCGGTCGTGACCAACACCTTCCAGGGCAGCGACACCACGCACACGGTGAGCGTCAACGCCGGTGACCTGATCATCGCCTTCGCCGATGCCGCATGGAGCGCCAACGGCGCCGTGATCACGTCTGTCTTCACCCCCAACTGAGAGGAGCGCGCCCATGATCCCCATGAATCGACTGCCCGACGAAACCGGCATCGGCGCCGCGGCCACCACGGTGGCCGAGGGCTGCGCGGCCGTCGGGACCGGTAACATCCCCGGGGGCCTGATCGAAGTCACCTCGCCAAGCGGCGCCGACGCGCGGGTCGATTGGGTTGTGCAGGTGGGCCGCGGGGACCTCAGCGACACCGCCCCCAAGCGACTGTTTTCGGTCACCGGTGGCCCGTGTAACGTGCGCACCGCTGGCGCGGTCAACGTCGGCGACAAGCTCAACGTGCGCGACACGCAGGGCCGTTTCGGGCTCGCGGGTGGCGGCGACAAGACTGTGTACTTTGTGGCGCTCGAGGCGGCGACCGGCGCCGACCAATTCGTCGGCGTGCGGCCGGTGGCGGGGGAGTGATGCGCGCCCTCATCGTATCCGCGCTGTTCGCTGCCATGCTCACCGCCTGCGGCAGCGACCGCCCGAGCATCCCCGTTTCGCCGTCCCCGCCTCCGGTGCTGATGCTCTTTCGAGACGACGGCGGGGCAGATGGTGGCGTCGATGCCCGCTGAGGTGGTGATCGATCTCGTCGGGCAGACGCCGGTGTGGAAGGGCGATGGCCTGTGGCTGACCGTGCGCGACGTGGGAATCTACGTCAACGCCGACGGGGCAAACGGGCAAACCAAAGGCACCGCGGCCCGCGCCCGCGAGCTGGGCCTATATGTGCCGCCCGGCGCCGGCCTGGTGCCGCTCGCAGCCTACCACCCAGACGACTGGGGACGCCGCGACCGCTGGCTGCCGGCCGGGCGCGCCGCGCGTGGGCTCGATTGTCCAGAGAACGGCGGCGAGACCCCGGGGCGCGCCTGGGGCTGGCTCACACAAGAGGGCTGGCCGGTGCTGCAGGGCGAGCACGATCCCGCGCCCGGCTACTATGTGTCGACAACGAAGCTGCAAGATCCGGCTTATCGGGAGAGCGACCCGCGCCGCTACTTCGACTCAGCCGGCGCGCCGGGCTGGACGCTCCCCGGCCGCGACCTGGAAAAGCACGGCGTGGGGATTGGTGACCTTGCCTGGGTAGAGCTCGGTGGCGTCGGCATCTGGTGCCAGGGCTTCGACCGGGGCAACAGCGGCCACCTGCTCGAGCTGTCCGTGGACGCCTGCTATCGTCTCGGCGTGCGCGACTGCGCGCGCTCTGGTGGCGTCCGCGGGGGCGCCTCGATCACGATCCTACCCGGCTCCGCGCATCTGCTTGGCGGTCGCCCATCCAGCCCCGAGGCTATCCGCGCAGCCGGCGAGCGGGCCGTGCTGCTCTACGGCTTCAAGAAAGGACCCCCGTGACCGACGACCTGCTACAGCCGCTCATCAAGCTCGCCCCTGGCTGGGGTTGCCTGGCGCTGCTCATCACCCTCGCTTATAAGTGGGGTCGGCACTGGCTGCAGGTGCACCACAAGCGGATCGTGCTGGACTTCGCACGCACCGCCACGCCCGAGCAGGTGGCGACGGCCAAGGCACTACTGGAGGGCGGCGCCGCGCCCGCGCTCAACCGCGACCCCAAGCCGGGCAATCTACCGGCGGCGCTTGCGCCGATGCTGCTGGTGGCTCTGCTGCTGGCCGGCTGCGCGCCGACGGCGAGCGAGCTGCTGCAGGGCGGCCTGTGGAGCTCCAACGCGCGCCGCGCCTGCTCGCTGCCTGGCAGCTGCACGGCCTCCGAGTCGTGTATCGGCTCCGTGGTCGTGCTGGCAGCCGAGGGCGCCGGCCGCGCCGCGGTGCGCTCGAGCGCCAGCCGCTGCGCCCCATTCACGGCGCCGCCGTCCGTCGCGATGGAGCGCGCCGCCGGACCGCACCTGTTCGACCTGGGCAGCCTCGGCGGCGTCACCGCTGCCGTGGACGCGATCAGCAACGCGGTCGCCGCACAGGTAGCCGCCGCCAGCGCCCGCGCTCAGGAACGCGAGCAGACCCGCAAGGCGGTGCTGGCGCAGGCCGCCCACGACCTCGCCGTAGTGCAGGGCCGGGCGGCGCCCGGGCCGTGAGAGAGCTGCTGGCGATCATCAACGACGCCCGCAACAGACTGGCCGAGCTCGCCGCCGACATACGCGCCGGCGCCAACCTCGGCGGCGCCGCCCTCGTCCTGCATGACATCGCCAAAGACCTCATCCAAGCCGCTCTCTCGACGTCGGGAGAGCTTCTACGAAAGGACCGACCATGACACGCTTCGCTCTCCTCGCCGCGCTCAGCGTGGCCCTCTCTCTCGGCTGCGCCAACACCAACGGCCTCTACAAGGGGGCGCCCGACAACACCATGCCGCCGCCTCTCCCCGAGAACCTGACCAAGGTCTGCGCCTCCCTCGCGCTCCAGCCGGCGGGCGGCGCCGACAACAGCGGCACCTGGCAGAGTTTCGTCGACAATAGCTGCGGCGGCAAAGGCTACATCGCCATGGCGGCCGCGCCCCCGAGCGGCATCCCCGCGGCGGCGCCGCCCGCGGGGATGCCGGTGCTCAGGCTGCCCGGGCTGACCAAGACGATCAACTCCCCGATCAGCTTCGTCGTGGACTTCCTCAACGACGACGGCGTGAGCCGCAGCATCCTGTGGAGGGTCGTGCCACGCGACTACTTCGGGACCGCCTACGGATACGACGAGGCGTATACCTGGAACCCGGCGGTGATCAGCAGCAAGACGCGCCTGGTGATCGGCGACACCGGCAAGGCCAGCAAGCAGGGCACCGCGGTCCGCCTCGAGGTGCAGGTTCCCGTGGGGACCAAGATTGGCGGCTGGTCGGGCGCGGTCCGGCTGTGAGCGACGAGCAGCCTGAGCGGGTCCTGCTGGACCATACCTACACCGCGCCCGGGGTCGAGGTGCACGTGCGGGTGGAGGTGCAGCCGCCGGTCGAGGATGAGACGACGGACGAAGAAGACCAGGACGAGCAGCCGGCCGGCGATGCGGCGGGCGAGGCGCTGACCACCGGTGCTGGCCTGGCCGCCAAGGCGGTCGAGAACGTGGCCAGCGCCGCCTGGGACCTGCTCAAGCCGCGGCGGGAGCCGGGTGAATAAAAAGGCCCCGCCACCTTGCGATGACGAGGCCCATTGGGGTTCGCTACTCAGGACCTCCATTCAGTCAAGCCGCGGCTCGCCCCTGATTCTTGGACCTGAGGCGCCACGCCGCCGCGCGGCCCGCACGATCGACGGCCAGTCTTTTGCCGGCTGGCCATCAGAGGGCCAATCGCCTCCCGCCGTCCGGGCTCTCTGTACGACCAGCCTCCTTTGGTCGTACTGCCCCAGGTAAACGGCATCCGCCGGATATCCAGCCGCGACCAGCGAATTCATTGCTGCGCTTGCCTCCTGCCAGGAGGCAAATACGAAGACGGCGTTTTGTCCGCCGCCCACGTTGCTTCCTGCCTGATAGTGCGGATCGTGGAGCTCCGCACTGGTGCTTCGTTCAAGGATCTGATCCATTTGTTCACCCCTCACCCCCCTACGGCCAGCACTGACTTGTGCAGCGCGCCCTTTCGCACGCTGAACCACCTCCGCTGAATGCGGCTACTCGCCCGCGCGTACGCACGGGCCTCGTGCGCTGTTGCGTGGTCAATCATCCCGCCGGTGGTGCCGGCGATGATCCGGACTAGGGACTCGCGGACGGCTGCTTGCCATGCCGCTCGGTGCCCTGCGGCCGAGCGAAGACACCCAAAGTTATTGGGTGTCTTCATCTTCTTGGAAATACTCAACGCTAATCTCTTAGCTTTGCGTCGCTTCATGGAATTACTCCTTGAACGAATCATGTTCAGCGCGAGAGGCCCGCGCTGTCCTGCAAAGGTGCCCCGTAGGCGTCCGGGGAAATTAGCCGCCTCGGTTTAGGCCTTGGCGTCGAAATGCCAAGCCCGAGTCACCATTATCACGTGGTCCCGAGGATCTCCCGGGAATACTTCGAAGCTAAGGTCGGTCCTTAGCTGGAAGCCCTGAAGGCGCTTCAGGGCCTCTGTTTTCCCACTCACCACCAAAGCGGGACGATTTCCGCGGACGACCTGTATCGGTATGAGGTCGTCCGCCAAATCCGGCACCTCGGCCAGCGGAATATGTGAAATTTCAACCACCCGCCTGGCCCAGGCGGAGCGGTCGTTGCCGCACGTAAACACATGCACGTGGGTGGGGCCGTCAAAGCCCCAGTACTCCCACCCATCCGGATGGGCGACAAAGTGGCTGATTAGCCACTTCCGCGCCGAGATCTGCACGTCGATCTGCAGGTAGCCAGCTGCAGTACAGATCGCCAAAAGTTCGTTTCGACGGTCGTCATGCTCTCGTCCTTTTGTATGGCGGCCCGGGCGGGCGCCAGGCGGTGCGGCTTACGGCCGTTGTGTGTGCCCCCTCGGGAGCTTGCCACTGGCTGGCCGGCGCAGACCTGACGCCCGTTTTCCGGGCCTATCTCTAAAGACGCCGCGCGCCAGAAAAGTGCACGCGCGACATGAAATTATTTCGAGCCGTAGGCCAGCCACGCCGGACTGATCTCCAGCGCGGCGGCCCATTGCTCGACTAACGCCGTCGCAGGTTGGCTCTTGCCCTGCTCGGCGGCCCAGACCGCCGTGTACGAGCACCCCGCCTTGGCTGCCAGCGCGCGGTGCGTGAGCCCAGCGCTGATCCTGGCCCACCGGAGCCGAGCGCCCAGGTGTGCCGCCCCTGTCTCTGTCGGCTTGGGCCCTGGATCCTGACCCGCCCTGGCTTGCTCCCACCGCGCTGTCGCGGCCTCACCGGCAGCCGCCTTGCGCCGGTAGTCGGCGGCATAACCGCGCTGCAAGGTGGCGCGCTCGCGTTCACCCAATCGCTCGTTGAGCGCAGCAGCTGCCTCGTATAGCTCGGCCGACTGAATCCAGCCCTGCGGCGTGGGGTCTTTGCCGGCCTCGCGAAATGCCAGATCGCCAGCCTCGCGCGCCTGCACCGAAAGCGATTTAGGCACGGCTTGCTCCCTCGGCTCCCTCGGCTCTCGCGCGCGCTTCGGCGCGCCGATTGTCTTCGGCGTCGTCAATTTCTTGATCTCGCTTGCTCTGGTCCCACGCCGCGACCCATTGCGGCACCGAATCCCCCTGCTTATAGGCCCCCCTTACGAAGTCAAGCACTTCGCTGTCGGTCACGGCCTCCCCGAGGCCGACGAGGACAACGCGAAGCTCCGGCGCGAAGGCCCAGGCGTCGGGGGCACCCTGGCCCATAGCGAGCTTTGCCGCGGAGTTTTTTGCGAGCAATCCACCGCTCAGCCACTTTTCGTAGCGTCGAGCTCCTTCCAATGTTTTGGCGCTCAAGTACGCTTCGTATTTCTGCATGTATTTTTCCGCGACGGCGATCATCTCGCCCGCGAGCAGCCCGGCTAGTTCCTCTGCGTCGGCGCGATTCCAGAGGGCGCGCCCCAACTTAGCAGCCTCGCCATTCAATCCGGCCGCGGCGTCGGCGCAATCCTCACCCTCTAGTTCCTCTAACTGTGCCGTCCGCTTGGCTAGGTAATTCTTGGCTCTCTCAAGCGTCGAGTCCATTACTGCCTCCTCACTGGTCCGAGATTTTTGTATTGCCCACACCTTTAGGTTCCAGGGCGCCGGCGGTATCCGTCGGCGTCAATCCATTCCTCACCGTCCTCGCGCGCCTGCGCCTCGTTCTCGTCGCGCGGGCCAGCTGTGGGGCGGAAGGTCTCGACGCTGACCCGCTCCAGTGACACCGCATCTCGTCCGCTGATCTTGCCGCCGATCACCTCCTCGGCGGCGCGTTCGATCGCGACCGCCTGGTAGCTCACGGTGCGGAGTGGTCGTTCCTCGTCTAGCGCGAGGTAACCGCAGTCCTTGCCTTTGTACTGGATATACAGGCGGCACTTGGTGCCGGCCTGCCAGACCTTGGCGGCGAACTCATCTTTGGCGTTCAGCGCGGCGGAGATTTTCTGAGCTGCTTCGTGCGTCGTCATGAAGAGAACCTTACCACCCAACGCGCGCATGTCAAACAAAAAAAACATGCGCGCGTTCATTTTTATCTCGTCGTCGGGAAATTCCCAGTTGCGGGGGCCTCCTCCTGCTAGCTCGGCAGCAGCTTCGCCCGATCTTCCGAGTCGATCTCCTCACCGAGTTCCAGCAGGATTTTTTCGAGCTCGGGATCGGTCTCGGCCAGTTTGAAAATCTCACCGATCGTCTCTAAGTCACCCGCCTCCAAAGCTCTCAAGAAGTGCTGGGCGGCTTTCTCTCTAGCGTCTTGCTTCCGGTCCCGCATGATCAACCTCCTGCTCTTACTTCGCCGCAGGAGGGCAGTGTGTTACGGATTATTTTTCGCGATTCAGCGGCCACCCCGCGAGCTCGCCCGGGTCAATGCCGAGCGCCCGCGCTAGCGCCTCGGCAGTCTTGCCGGTCCAGCCGCCGCCGGCCTCCAGCTTGACGATCGTCGGCGCGGACACGCCGGGCAGCTCAGCCAAAGCGACCGCGCAACGTGTCAATATTTTTTTATTAAATCATACTGGTGACGTCGCTTGAGCTCACGGCGTGATCGGGCTCAGCGTTCCCAGCTTCATGGTGCAGTGGTTGGCGGCGGCCTGGGCCTCCGACTGCTTGCGATACGCCCGCTCGAGCGCATCGTGCTCGGGTAACTTTTCGCACTCGTGACCGCCGTTCTTTCGGCAGGCACCATCGTAGACGCTTGCCGCCCGGTCTGCCGCGTGCTGCGCCTCGTCGCGAGCAGCGAACTTCTCAACGCACGGCCCCTCATGGCTGGCGACCATCGCCTCGCAGCCGAGCAACAGACCAACAATAACCGCCACGCGCCTCATGCTTTGGTTCTACCGCCGTCTGGTGCGGCTGGCAAGTTCACCGACGGGTGATCGGCCAAATGAGCGCAACTGGCACGTATTTGTCACGTTCTCGCGCATGGGTTCGCTTGTCTCCGTCGCTGATTTGTCATTTTACCGAGATCAGTAAATTCTAGGAGGCCGCCTATCGATCTAGTCGAGCTCGCTTGGTCTCACTCGGGAAACTGCGTCCGATGCTTGCTGATGTGTCCGCTTGGTATCCGTGCATCTGTCACGTTATTGTCACGTCTCATCAGTTGGGCAGCGACGGCGACTCCCAGGCGTGCTTCACGGCCTGCGCCAGCGTGCCCACGTCATAGTGGGCATACGTCTCATCAACCAGTCGGCCCGTGGTGTGTCCAAGTAGGCGCGCGACCACCAAGCTGTCCACGCCCCGCTGCTTGAGCCGGCTGGCGTAGGTGCGCCGGAAATCGTGCGGCGAGCAGTGAGGGATCCCTGCCTTGCGGCAGGCCGGCGTAATGACCTGGCACGGCTGCGGCCAGCGGTGCACGAGCGGCCCGGGTACCGGCCCGCGCACCTTCAGCCACTCGAGCATGGGCGCAGGGATTGGCACCACGCGCCGGCTCTTGGCCGTCTTGGTGCCGCGGATGAGGATCGTGCCGGCCACTGGGTCAACGTCCTCGCGCAGCAGCGCGTTGACCTCTTCCCGCCGCGCGCCGGTCCAGCACGCCACCCGCACCCACTCGGCGCGGTGCCATGGCAGCTTGGCACATAGGGCGTCGATCTCGGCGTCTGTGAGCCAGCGCTCTTTCTTTGGCGTCTGCCCGGGGATTGCGACCTCGATCATCTCCTTGTGCGGAGCCTGCCAGCCGCGCCGCCGCGCGAGCTTGAGCGCCATCCAAAGCACGGTCAGCTCTGCCCGCTTGGTCGCCTTGGAGGCAGACCTAGCGGCAAGGTACTGGCGCACGTGCTCGGCCGAGAGATCGACCAGCAGCACCCCGCCGATCACCTTGGCTACCTGCTCGGCGCGTCGGTCGTAGGCGCCGATCGTCGACTCCGCGCGCTCGCCTACCTCCGCTACGAAGGCGAGCAGCGCAGCGCTTACTGTGGCGCCCTCCCCTGGCTGCGCAGGAGCCGCGCCTGCTCTCTGAAGCTCAACGGCTCTGACGAGCGCGGCCTTCCGGTCCGTACACTGCGTACTGACGCGGACCCTGCGCTTGCCCTGGTAGTACCACGTCCACCAATAGATGCTGTCGCCCCGTCTGAATAGCGGGGGCTCGCCTGTTCGTTTTGGCATAGCTCCTGGTACTCCTGCAGGCGCTCTTTGGGGAGCCGTAAAGCGCCGCCGCGCGGCCCTACCCGGTATGCCCCCAATTTACCCATGAGCTCGTACGTGGCGCTGCGGCCGAGCGTCAAGTATTCCATGACGTGATCGGCGGTCAGTAGCTCTGGTAGATCGGCAAGCGTAGTCATGGGCATGTTCAGGTTATCCCGTTGGAAGTGCCCGGATCAAGGGAGTTTTCAGTGCCCCGCAGTGTCGGCCTGCTCGACCACCAAGGTCATGCGCGCAACCTCGGCGCGCTCCTGCTCCAACTCGCGGCGGGCGGCGTCGAGCTTGTCATGCAGCTCGGCGCGCTTATTCGTCCACTCAAGGTGCTCCAGTGTCGCGGCCGCGTCGACGTCCCTGGCCTCCTTGGTCAGCCGCTCGATCTCCCGCGCCTGCTCAGCGAGCTGGGCGCGCAGGGTGTCGGCGATGCGCGCCTGCTGCTCGATCGTGGACCTCGCCGCTTCGATCTCGCTCGCGTGGTCGCAGATCAACTTCGCGATCTGGCCGTTCGCCTCGTCCGGCTTGCCGGCGAGGTCGATAACCTGCCGGGCGAGCGATGGCAGAAGGGTGCGGGCGGCGGCGATGAACGTTGCATCTTCCTCGGTCAGGTCGATAGTGTCGTCAAGCTCTAGCAAGACGACACCGCCCTCCGTAAAGATGGACAAATCGTCATCATCGTAGTGCCACGGCCCCGGCGTCGCCATCTCCGCCAGTTCCAGCGCCCGCCGCGCCTCGGTGGTGTCTTGCGTCATGGCGTCGCCTCCGCCGGAGCATCGAGGTTGAACTTCTCATCGAGCACGCGCCGCGATCGCTCGCACAGTTTGCCGGCCTCCAGGCGGAGCGTGCACTGCGACACCTTGGCACGCAGCCCGCGCCATGACCCGCGGACGAACGGCAGCCACTCCTTGGCCGCGTCCCTGGAGGGGTACGCGTTGCCGACGCGGGTCCAGCCCTTGATGGGATGCCGGACCATCGTAAAAAAGACGGTGCGCTTCGTCCGCGCCTCGGTGGTGTCGGTCATGGCTACGCGGCCTCGCGAATCGACTCGCCGTCTGCCGTCAGTCCGAGTTCCAATTCATCCGGGGTGAACAACCCGGTGACCCGCTCGGGCCAGACCAGCCGCGCGCCGCGCCTCTCGACATCGGCCACGTTCATCGACAGAGGGTCCTTTTCCCACTTGCCGCCCTTGACCACGAGGCCGCGATCGCGTGCCATCTCGGTTGTGCTCTCGATCACCAGCTCGGGCTCACCGCGCCGCTTGCACAGGGCCACGGCGCGATGCATCTCGGTTACCGCGATCCGGAAGTACTCGCAGTCTGGGCTGCCCATCGCCAGCGAGCGAAGCATGCGGGCCGACCAGCCCACGCGCCCATGAACCATATAGGCGCTCTCCAGCGCCACGATCGTCGGGATGCCCAGCGAGCGCCCGCGCAGCAGCACCGCCAGAATCGACTCAGCGTTCATAAATTGCTGCCGGTACATCTGGCTTGCGTGCAGCGTCTGGGCGAGCGCCCATGCTTCTTGTGGCGTTTGGGGCTCCAGGGCGTACGGGTCCAGGCGGCTGATTCCCGTGTCTGGCCGCTTGATGAGCGCGGCCGGCGCAGCGATCCGCTCAGGCGGTCGAACAGCTACTGCGTGCTCAGCTGGCGCCGGCACCGCGTGCGGCTTGGCCTCTTCAGGCTCGACCGGCTGCGGCACTGAGGCGAGCTGCGGTGCACGGGGCGGGAAAGCAACCTTGCTCGCTGCCTCGCCCCGACGAAATACCGGCTCGGCCAGCAGCGGAGAAAAGTCGATATCGAGGTCGCGCTTGATCGTGGCCACCTGCAGGCAGCGCTCTGCGCGCTCGCGGGCGCCCTCTGCGCGCAGCTGGTCAACGACCGTCTTGTTTGCGATCTCGTGCACCGTAGCCAAGTTCGCCGGCACAAAGACGCCCAGCGCGCTCTGATACTTCTTTAGAAGCGCAAGCGCTCCCTTGGGCCCGATGCCTTCGAATGGCTTGAAGTTGTCCGAGCTATCCCCGCACAGCGCCAGGTAGTCGGGGATCTCGCGCGGCAGCACACCCAGCTTTTCGGCGACCGCCAGAGGGTCCATTACGGTTCCCTTGAATGTCACTTGGTCGACGTGCTGGCCGACCAGCTGCAAGAGGTCCTTGTCTGCGCTCAGGATGCGCACGAAGTGCCCGGTCTCTTTCGCCCAGGCGCAGAGCGATCCGATCACGTCGTCTGCCTCGGCGTGCAGCGCCTCCCCGGTCTCCGGATTCTGGTACTGCATGAGCGGCGGCGCCCGAAAGACCGCACACCCGTCCGCCGCCAGCTGCTCGACCGCACGCCGCAACTGCTCGCGGTACGCCGCGCCGGGGTCAGTCCTGTTCGCCTTGTACTCGGGCCAGATGAGCCGGCGGAAGCTCTTCCCCGCATCGCAGCAGATGGCGACGCGATCGAATCCATCACGCGCCCGCGCCACCGCGGCCATTGTGCCGTTGAAGGCGGCGCTGTCCTCTTTCCCCTGGTTGATTTCCCAGTGGGTCCGGAACAGGCCAGAGATATCCACGGCGAGAATGCGCAGCTGATCCATGACGATCGCTCCTCCAAAAGCGACCCGCCATGGGTCGCGACCGAGCACCATGCTCAGCCGCCGGACCGGGCGGGTCAGTGGGATGCCGAGGAATCCAACCCTGGCCGGCAGACAATGGAAGGCTCATATGGAAAGCCCGCCGCGCGTCACCACGTCGGCAATCTGCTTGAAGCGTTCATCCCGAAAGAGCCAGGCCGTCTTGGGTACCGGCCTGGCGAGAAGCCGTATGCTTGCTTTATGCGTCCTCCTTGTGGTCCTCGCCTTCGAGGATCTCCATGGCGTAGTCGTAGCCTTGCCAGTTGTCGACGCCGGCCGCCTCAAGGGCCTCCAGCTTCTTGCTGGCGCGTTTGAGTTCGTCGTACTCGCTCACGTCGATGGTGACCGTGCTTGTGACCGTTCCATCAGTAGCCATGTTCATCCTTTCGCGGCCCTACGCCGCAGGTACTTCCTATCCGCTCGCCGGCAGCGCTGGCCGCAGTAGGCGCGACCGCGCCGGCCGGGGATTCGCTTGAGGCAGCCGGGGCAATGTGTCACGGTACCACCGTCCTGCGCCTGCGGACCTGACGCGGCAGCACGTACAGAGCGGCGGCCAGCATCGCGCACATGAGCACCTGCATGCCGCTCATCTTGCGCTCGGTGACGGCCCAGAGCATCGCAACGCACACCGCCAGACCTGCGCAATACATCGCCAGCCAGAACCATGCGCGGGGGTTGACTGGGCCCTCTCCGCTGCTCGTCCAGAAGTTCACGGCTAATCCTCGTCTTCGATGTTGGCCAGCCGCTCGGCAAGCTGTACCTGCCGCTCTGCCTGTTTGCGCAGGGTATCAGCCAGGCGCTGAACACCGATCGGATCGTCCTTCGTGATCCTGGAGGCGGCACCGTGGTCGCCGTCTGCCTTGGTATGCAGAGCGTTAACGATATCGGCAATCTCGTCGTGGGTGAGATTCACTTTGGGCATCGTCTACTCCTTGAACTCAACGGTGATTCGCTCTGCCTCTACTTCGTCCCGGTTGCACAACCTACACATCTCGACCTTCCAGCCCGGCAGCTCGCGCCGCAGCCCGGCCAGCTCCTCGCCATCCGCATCGCCCGACTTGTGCCGCACGATCAGCCGCTGCCCATCGAGCCGCACCGTGAACCGCTGGCCGTGTAACCGTTGGCCAACATCAGCGCCCGCTTCGGGCTCTCTCCGATGATGCGCAGATGCCTGGTCTCGAACAGCCGGATTCGAACCTGCCTGTCGAGCTGCACGCGCGCCCAATGGGGCAGCAGCTTGTCGACCTGGATAACGGTCCCGGTGCGCCCTACCCAACGCGCCTGCTCGGAACACTGTGGTTGGCCAACGACACGCACTCGCAGGAAATCGAGCGGCGCCAGAACGGTATCGAGTTCGAAGCTCATCTCATCACCAGCGCCGCGATCACCCCCGCGGCCAGTACGATCGCCGCCACGACTCGCAGGCGTCGACGTCCGCGCACGGGCATCCACTCAAGCGGGATGCTCGGGCCACCGCACACGATCGGCAGGCCGGTGGTGCGGGAGCGGGTCACGATTGCATCTCGACCGGCAGGTTGTTCTCGCCATACGGACCGCGGCAGTCGTCGCAGAGAAGCGGCTGGCCATCCCCGCCCCAGAAGTCGCGCCGCGGCGTGCAGATCTCGACGTTTCCGCAGTGCCGACACTTGCAGTACTTGCCTTGCTCCCGCTGCCGGTTCTTGCCGGCGTGCGTGAAGGGGTTCTCGCGCGTGCCATCGGGCTGGGTCTGGCCGCTCACGAGCACACCGCCGCGTGCTCGGTCAGGTCGGGAAGCTCGAAGTCCACGTGCTCGCCGTTCATGCAGGCGTCCCGCGTGATCTGGTAGGCGCGGTGGGCAAGCCAGATCTGAAT